ATCAGAATATTCTGTAAGTTTGCAAGGTATTCCAATAGGAACACGCCCTAAAGATACAAAATAAAGACTATAAAACAATAGAATTATGGCAGAAACAAGAAAACTCATTAAAGCAAGCGGTGAACTTCAGGAGGAAATCGCCGCAAAACTGAAAGTAACAACCCGTTCTGTTCGTTCGGCCTTGGCATACGATACCAATAGCCCTACAGCAAGACTTATTCGTTCGTATGCCTTGAACCATGGAGCAAAGCTCTATGAGCTGAAGGAAATGGAAAATCCGTATGCGGAAGTTATTAACCTTTAAAAACAATCTGTATGAATCTTACAAAGTACTCCTCTAAGAACATCGAATCACAGCTTGAACATGTATGCGAACTGATAGACTTAGTGAAAGGTGATAGAGGATTTCGCGAGGCTGTTCAAGACGAAGAGTTTTGTATGCTAATAAAGATGCAGGCGCAACTGTTCGAAGAAATTAAGAAAAGAGAAAAATATCAACCAACTGCATAAGTGATGAATCCTTGCCATTCCCGGTTCGAGAGAATAGGGATGGCTCAAAACCAAAACCATAGAATCATGAAACGAATCAATACTACTACACGCTATCTGCTGCTGATACTTACAGCCGCAATACTGAACCGACTGACAGATGGAACAATGAACTTGATTATAACCATTACCCTTTGCCTGGCACTTATACCTGCAGCAATACGTTTGGACAGAGAGGATAAGAGAGCACAGAAAAAGGAATGAATCACACACGGCTTGCAGAACTTAGTAAGGTGGCTGCCGTCCGGGTTCAAGTCCCGGAGCCGGACTACAATCTTAACGAATTAATCATGGAAATGTACGGAAACACATTATGCGTCAGCTTTACGGAGCTTGTTCGTGGTGGCATTATCAGTAAGCCCACTTACGACAAGTATGTACGTGAAGGCAAGCTTACCCTCCTCCAGCGGGGAGGTAACGGACGCGAGGCCCTGATTGCCTACCGCTCCATGCCGGAACGGCTCCGTGCAGCATACGATGACACATTCAAGAATGCATACGAGGAAATGAAACAGCGTGAGCAGGAAAAGTACATCAACACACAGATTCGGTTCGATGCCGAAGCGGTACGGTTCTTCAAGGAATTTGAGCCGCGTATCGAGCCTGCCAGACAACTGGAATACATCCTGAACGCCCAGGTGATGAACGAGATGGTGCGTACGGAGAAGGCACGCAGTGTGGAACACGCCAAAGGAGGTTTTGCCCGTCGTGCGGAAACATGGAGCAGCGTGCAGATATGCTGTGAGCGTCTCCGCGAAATTACAGGCCACACACTGCCGAAGAATCCGGCCCGTCTGCGCGAGAAGTTCAATGCTTACAAGCGTGAGGGATACGTGGTGCTGGTTAGCGGTAACCTGGGCAACAGTGCGGCACGCCGCATCGGAAAGGCCGAAGGTGCTCTTCTGCTGAAGCTTCGCCGAAGCAAGTTCCCTGTCTACACCGATATGCAGCTCTTTGAGGAATACAACCGTCAGGCGGTGCTTCGCGGACTGAAAACCATCAAGAGTCCTACTACGATGCACAGTTACTTGAACGATCCGGCGGTAATGGTTTGGTGGTTTTCTGCTGTTCACGGAGAGAGGGAATTCAAGAACAAGTATATGCCAACCTTCGATACGGTAATGCCGTCCATGCCTAACTCGCTGTGGTATTCAGACGGTACGAAGATAAACCTTTACTACCGTACGTACGATGACAGGCAGAAGCGATGGGTGGCACGAACCACGGATGTGTACGAGGTGATGGATGCCTGCACGGAACTGTTCCTCGGCTACTTTATCGGTGACGGCGAAAACTTCTACAACCAGTACATGGCGTACCGGATGGCACTGCAGACATGGAAGGTGAAGCCTTATGAGATAGTGACCGATAACCAGGGAGGACACAAGAAGCTGGCTTCGCAGGGATTCTTCAAGAAGCTCTGCCATCTTCACAAAACCACGATGCCGCACAACGGCCAGTCCAAATCCATAGAGTCCGCTTTCGGACGATTCCAGCAGCAGGTACTTCATAAGCTTTACAACTTCACCGGTCAGAACATTACGGCAAAGAAGCTTTCAAGCCGTGTGAACATTGACCTGGTAATGGCGAACATTGACCTGCTTCCCACGCTGGAGGAACTGAAACAGCAATATGCCGACTGCCGCGAAGAATGGAATTCGATGCAGCATCCTACCAGCCCCACCGGAATGACACGCAGGGAAATGTATACCGCGATAGAGAATCCGCAGGCACAGCCGCTTGATGACTATGAGGCACACGAAATCTTCATGCTGTTCTCTCAGGCTCCGGTTCAATACACCAAGGAAGGTTTCATCTTCCGCATGAACAAGCAGGAATACAGCTACATGGTGTATGGAGACGACGGACTGGTAGATATGAATTTCCACCTTCAGAACGTGGGCCGTCAGTTCCTCTACCGCTACGATCCGGAAGACATGACCCGCATCGAACTTTGGGCGGTGACTGACACGGGTGCCAAGTATGCGGCCATCGCCACACCGAAAGTCACTATCCATCGTGCCACTCAGGAACGTACAGAAGAAGAAAACGCTTATCTGTTTGCACAGCTGGATGCCAACCGCCGCACACGTGCAGCCATGCACATCGCCCAGGAGGAACTGTTTATGGAAGAAGCCATGGGCGAAGCATACACAAAGCTTCGTTTGCCGCGTCCGGTGGCTGTGAGCGAAAAGCAGCTTGACGGATACCGCGAAGAAATGAAGCGTGGCACACTGGAAGCTCCGGTACCGATGCCCGAAACGGATATTCCGGAAGAGCCTGTACTGGCAGATGAACCGCTGACCTTTGCCTCATCAGGAGACTGGACAAAGAAAGTATCGAACCTGACGTTCGATGAACTTGACAGCTTGGGAAAATTCTAACGATTTGATTAAACAATACTTAAATACCTATTAAAACAATGAAAGGATTAACAACAGAAATGAAAGAACAGGTACGCAGCGCACTGATTGCCTACCGCTCAAATTACCCTACGTTGAACCGTGCCGCAGAAAGCTTGCAGGGCGTAAGCTCGGCCACCGTGAGCCAGCTCTGCAACGGAAAGTATGAACTGATCAGTGATGAAATGTTTATCCGTATCGCTTCGCAGATAGGCTTTGCTTTCGATTCATGGAACCTTCACGAAGGAAAGACCTTCAAGGAAATCACTTTTACGCTGAGCGATGCACAGGCTTACAAAAACGTGACATGGATTGTGGGTGATGCCGGATGCGGAAAGACCACAGCAGCCATTGAATACCGTCGCACGCACCGCAACGTGTTCTACATCCTCTGTTCGGAAGATATGCGACGCTCAGACTTTGTGCGTGAGATAGCCAAGCAGGTAGGCGCACCTACTGACACGACCAACCTCCGCGATATGCTGGAGAACGCCATCAGCATGATTTCTTTCCTTGGTAACCCGCTGCTGGTGTTTGATGAAGGCGACAAGCTTACTGACAGCGTATTCAACTACTTTATCAGCATCTACAACCGACTGGAAGGACACTCAGGTATCGTGTTCCTCAGCACGGACTATATCAAGCGCAGAATGGAAGCCGGTCTTCGCTACAACAAAAAAGGATACAAGGAAATAAACAGCCGCATCGGACGCCGTTTCTTCGATGTGTCTCCCACGGAAGAGAATGACATCTACGCCATCTGTCAGGCCAACAACCTGACCGACCGTGCCGATATAGAAGAGGTACTGAAGGATGCCAAGCGAAGCGACAACGACCTTCGCCGCGTGAAACGATGTATCCACCGTCAGAAACGTATCATTGAAGCCAAAAGAGTGAATAATGAAAAATTAAAAATGAAAAACGGAGGAGATACGGATGAATAAGGAAGAAAATACACCGCCCCCACAGAAAAAGAAATTCACTTTCGACCGCAACGCGAAAGGGGTTCGTGAACTTCTATCCATGAAGTTTGATGTGATGGATTTTGATGGTCCCTGGTACGATGCATTTGGCACACCTGAACGACGGGGAGTCTGGATCATCTGGGGAAATTCAGGAAGCGGAAAGACCAGTTTTGCCCTCCAGCTCTGCAAGTATTTGTGTCGTTTTGGTCGTGTGGCATACGACAGCATGGAGGAAGGTGCCTGCCGAACCATGCAGGATGCCATCCGGCGTACAGGAATGATGGACGTAAACAAGAAGTTCCTGCTGATTGACAACGAGAATATGGATGAACTCAGTATCCGACTCCAGAGGCAGAAAAGCCCCGACATCGTGGTAATCGACTCTTTTCAGTACACCCGCATGACTTACCGCCAATACATCGACTTCAAGGAGCAGCACAAACGGAAGCTGCTCATCTTCATCAGCCATGCCGAAGGCCAGTTGCCAAACGGACGCGCAGCCAAAGGAGTGATGTACGATGCCAGTCTGAAAATATACGTGGAAGGCTTCAGGGCATTTTCGAAAGGACGCTTTATCGGTCCAGTCGGTTACTATGACATCGTTCCGGAGAAAGCCCGGCAATATCACGGAGAAGAATAATCTTTTAATGAAGAATGAATAATGAAAAATCAAGGATTAGCAATGAAAGACCGACCCATTACACCTCAGCAGGTGAAGGCACTGCAAGCCCAGTTTCACAAGATGGGTTTTACCGATGAAGACCGTCACGGATTTATCAGCCAGTTCACAGCTGGTCGTACAGACAGCACTGCCGGACTGACGAAGGAAGAAGCAGGGTTGTTGCTCACCAGATTCAACCGTGAGGAAGCCGACAGATTACGCAAACAGGCACGTGCCCTGGTGAAACAGATATTTTCCCTGTCGTTCCGTATTTCCTGCCTTAACAAGAACTATACAAACGACACGGAAGCAGACTTTGAGATGAACAAAGCGAAGATTAACCAGTTCTGCCGTACACGCAGCAAGTTCCGCAAGAACCTTACTGAAATGTCGCTGGAAGAGCTGAAGGAAGTAAAAAGACAATTTGAGGCAATGGCCAGAAAGGAGGAATGATATGAGAAAGCAGTCAGAAATTAACCGTGCCATCGAGCACTTGAAAGCTTGCAACGATAATGTGAGCCGAATACAGTTGGAAGTGCTGGAAACGAAGCGCAGTGAATCATGGGTATTCAATCGGTATGTGCGCGACGTTCCGGAAGACGAACGCAACGAAACTCTTTTCTATGCCGCACGCGATGCAGCCCAGTTCCTTGCAGGAAAGATTGGTATCAGTTCCATCTGTCCGGATCTGGAAGACGAACCCGAAGAAGAGGAAGAGCAGGAGGAAACAATTACCCTGAGCCTTTCGGAGTACAAAAAGCTTCTTCTTCGCCTGGATAGAGTGGAACGCAGGTTAGGACTGAGAGTGGGCGATGTGGCTCCGGCACCACGTAAAGACATATCAGAAGCCCCCGATGAACTCATAGGTCAGGCCGATGCGTGCCGCATGATTGGGTGCGCAAAGACCACCATCAAGCAATGGGCTAACAAAGGACTCATTACCCGCTATCAGAAAGGATACAACGTGTACTACAGCAGACGTGAGTTGCTCGGAAGCCCGGTAGTGAAAGATTACAAAGACAGCAAGAAAAAAGATTAAGCTATGGAACATACAATCGAACAAATTCAGAATGACATTATGAACCGCATGCAGCAGTTTGATTTCGGCGACCAGGTACTCATCCTGCGGGAACTGGAAAACTTCTGCGGACAGCAGGCAGACGAAGCTCTGAAGATGGAATATGACATGGCGGCAATGGAAGACGAATTAACCGACAATTGAAAGTATATGAAAAAAAAAGAATGGAACGAAGTGCTATCACGTGAGGGGAAGATAGACCCCGTAAAGTATGGAATAGGAATGCCGGGTGAGAAAGGAAGTCCAAAGGCTCTGATTGATAGACGGGAACCATACAGGCGTATTTTCATCCGTCTGCGTACACCACAAGAGACGCTTGCGTGTTCACCTATACGCGACGGAGCTGACTTTGCCAGTCGTGCCTCCATCATCGAGAACTGGTTTAACTCCGTAGTAAGGAAAGGGAATTTCATACTCACGTTTGAGGCTTTGCAGGTGACCGATGAGCAGGCGGACGAAATGGAAAAAGAATCTATAAATTACTAATCATTTAAACAATCATTAAAACTGAATTAATTATGGCAAAAAGAACCAAGAAAACAGTAATCAGCGGAGTAAGCCGCGAACAGTACGAACAGGCATTTGCAGAATTCGCTATGGCCGACGCAAAGGCCCAGTCACTTACCGCAAAGATGGATCAGGAAATGACAAAGATCCGCGAGAAGTACGCCGACCAGCTGGCGGAACTGAACGAAACGAAAGACCGCACCTTTGAGGTGATGCAGACCTACGCCACCGAAAATAAGGATACGCTGTTCAGCAAAAAGAAAAGTCTGGAATCGGCACACGGTATCATCGGATTCCGCACAGGTAACCCGAAACTGAAGAATCGGAAAGGCTTCACCTGGGCAGCCGTAACCAACCTTTGCAAAGAGTTTCTTCCTGATTATATCCGCACCACGGAGGAACTGGCAAAAGACAAGCTGCTTGCCGACCGTGACGTACCGGAAGTTGCAGAACAGTTTGCCAATATCGGCGTAGAGGTGGTGCAGGATGAATCTTTCTACGTAGAACCCAAAAAGGAAAGCGATGCGGTCCAGACGGCCTAAATACACGTATGAACGCCGTGGTCCTCTTTGGATTGTGTATCGAAATGAATACACCCAGTCCACATGTGAAGGCACTCCCATAGCGGAGTGTCATTCACCGGAGGAAGCACGAGACAAGGTTTACCAATTAAATGGATGGAAGAAAGATGGGAAAAAAGTCTAAGTATAAATGGTATGCGATATGGACTGTATACTGCATACTGGTAATTCCATTTGGTATTATAATTATGATATCTCACTATATAAGGCTTCCATTTGAATTATTGCTTGGATGGATAGAAAATGTAAAATGGTGGCTTGTAAAAAGATATAAACCGGAATAGCTATGGCAGAACTCACTTTTAAAACAAACATCCGGCGCGACAAGTGGCCGCGCTGGATGATCAAGCTTCACGAATATCTTAAAAAGATATATGAAATACCTGTAGAAGATGTAGAACCAGACGATTACGACCGGCTCAAACGGATAATATTTGAAAAGATTGTCGCACTGGGAAATGATAAACTTATTATGGAAGATACGAACATATTAATCTATACCGTCAAAGGAGATAACGGTTTTGGAGTTGTAGTCGAACGAAACAGCAAAAAAGTAATTACCTATTACCTGGAATAATGAACAATCGCACACAAATTATCCTGTTCACCGCATTTTCTATCATCATCGGGCCACTGATTATTTTGGGATTTATCCTGAAACTTGCAGGAAGAATGCTCGATATACTTGGCTGGCTCTGCTGGATGGAACCACGCATGGCTCGGAAAGGATGGGATGAACTCGTACATAAAATCAAAGAATCATGGAGCACGAATTAGGAGAAACGTTCACCTGGAACGGACATGCTCTCGAAGTAGTCGAGGTGAAAGACCCGGAAGACCCTTGCAGCGGATGCTATTTTTTTGAGCATGGCATAAGCTGCTACGGGAACGGACTTGAATGTATGGACGATTCAAGAAGAGACCACACTAACGTAATATTTAAACAATCAACAAAAACAGAAGAATTATGATGCACAACTGGTTTACATGCAAAATCCGTTACGAAAAGACAATGGAAAACGGAATGCAGAAGAAAGTAACAGAACCCTATCTGGTAGACGCGCTCAGCTTCACCGAAGCCGAAAGCCGTATCATCGAGGAAATGACACCTTTCTTTCAGGGAGAGTTTGTAGTTGCAGGTGTAGCAAGAGCAAATTATGAAGAAATTTTCCCAAGCGATGAGGAGTTTGCCGACCGCTGGTTCAAATGTAAACTCTGGTTTATTACACTGGATGAAAAGAGCGGAGCAGAAAAGCGTACTGCCAGCAACGTACTTGTACAAGCTTCCGACCTTCGCGACGCTATCAAGAAGCTGGACGAAGGAATGAAAGACACTCTGGCCGATTACGTGATAGCTTCCGTAGCCGAAACCGCCATCATGGACGTGTATCCATACGAAGCAGACCCCGATGTGAAACCTGAATTTAATGATGCAGACAGAAGATGATGAATAATGAAGAATGAAGAATTAAGAATGAAGAATGTTATGAAAACAGAAAAGACCTATATCCATCGCCGCGTATGCCTTTGCCGCCAGTGCGGAGGAACCGGCAAAGTGACCGTGTATGCAGAAAAGGATTTTCAGCATCAGTACCCCGAACAGAAAGTGTGTCCGCAATGTAAGGGCAGCGGACGCATCTGGCTCAGCGGAACAGTAATCAAGCAGATTGAACCTTATGCAGAACCAGAACCTTAATCTGTTCAAGCCTCGCAGGGTGGCAGCCAAAGTCCATTACAGCGCAATCAATCAGTTTATGTTTTTATGGATCAAGCACAGCCGCCCATGCGACCTGAAGGTGCAGCGTTCGAAGCAGAACCCGGAATACCTGGGCATCTGCTTCGATGTGGAAAACAACGACACAATCGACATGATGTGTGATTTAAAAACAAGTCTGAAAATTGAGATTATTGATTTATGAAAAAGAAAATATACATATCTCTCCCAATTACAGGACATGAAGACTTAGCAAAATTACGTGCGGAAGTAAGGCAAAAAGAATTAGGACAAAAGGGATTTGATGCAGTAACTCCGTTCGACGTATCACCAGATTCCAACGCATCTTATGCGGAACACATGGGGCGAGACATTCAGGCTCTCTTGGAATGCGATGCGGTGTATTTCTGCCGTGGATGGCAAGACAGCAAAGGATGTCAGGCAGAATACGAAGTGGCGAAGATTTACGGAAAACAAATGGTTTTTGAATAATATGAGCGAAAAAGAACAAATAATGGATTTCATCGACCAGGTTCTTTCAGACTTTACAAATGAAGGAGCGATGGAAGTTCTGGAAGATGTGAAGAGTGAAATAGACATTAGAATCGAATCATGCGAAGAAGGTACGTACACAGTAACAAGTGATTAATTATGAACGCAAGAGACCAAAAGAAAGTATGTGATTCCGGCTTTGTTATACTCAGAGCCGGAGAAAGAAACGGGAAACCAATTATCAAGGCAAAAAAATTGGATAATCCTGACTCATGGGTAACAATTAGAAGTGATTTTAAATCTAAAGCAGAGCGTGACCGGTACATGAAAGAGTTGCTGGAATATGATTTCTACATTGAAGACTAACAAAAAATCCCCGACACCGCAACCGGATGCCGGGGATTTTCATTTTTAATTATTCATTATTAATTAATTTAGGGTTCGCCCAGATAATGACATATAGCCTCGTGCTGAAGCGGCGTAAGCGTGCGCTGTCCTTTCTTATAATGAAGTTCATCAAGTCTTTTTTGCAGGTCTTTGTTCAGAACAATCCAGCGGCGAAGCTGGGTAACGGCACTGCGTGCAGAAGAGCGTGGAAAGTATCGAAGTGCAAGGTCAGTAAGATAAATAGCGTGCATAATGTTTGTGTTTGAATGTAAAGATAATAAAAATATCAGAGAAACAAACTACCCCGTAGTAACAATGCGTTTACTACGGGGTAATTAATCAGTTACTAAGTAGTAATTATGGGTTTACTACGTAGTAGTTAAGGAAGCGGTTCTTCTTTATCTTCCTGCAAACTCTTGACCTTGTGGAAGCTCAGATTTGCGATGTTAAGCTGTCCTTTCAGTCCGATGCCAGGTCGGAACTGGAGAGTGACCTTCTTAATCATTGCAGAACTGAAGGTGTCTTCCGTTGGAGTTCCCGTGCTACGAAGCTGCGCCTGAAAGCTTCCCAGGTTTTCAAGCTTCACGATTTGTCCGGCTGCGATGTGCAGGTTAATACGCTTCACCAGGGCACGAATTACGTTGAGTACGTCACCGTCGGTCAGTGTGGTGGCATACGCTATTTCTTCAGACAATTCGTTGATACCTACTGAGCCGGAAGCCTGTGCCTTGGCATAATACTTGTACTCTCCGCTTTCACGGTCCTGCGGATTGAGCATCTTAGCAACGCTGTAATTGATTGCCATAATAGTTTTGTTTTAAAGGGTTGATAATGTGGTTTGCTTGTCATGACAGTGCAAAACTACGGCAGGAAAATGAGGATGCGTTGAGAAAGTCGTAACACAGTGTGAAAAGATGCATGAATATGCTGATTTGTGTGCGTTTTTTCGTATTTTTGCGGAAAGTCATCAGGGTAATATGGTCAGGAAAAGTCGTCAGAAAATAGTGGGAATGAGCTATGCCTTCCGCGTGCAGGATATTGTGCGGATTTACGATGAGCATGCACGGAGCGGACTGTCGAACCGGGAAATCCTGCGCCGCTATATCTGGCCGAAATACCGCATCTGCGAAAAGACTTTCTACAATATCATCAACGCCAGTGCCGATCCGCGTGTGACGGAACGCATCGCCCAGGCAGAGCGGCAGCTGACGCTTTTCGGTTAAAAGGTCTGTGTGGCCTGGCAGGTGAAATCGCTGATGTCTTCCACCAGTTCCTCGTGGTTATGGTTGGTGCTGCTTCCCGTGCGGCGGGTCATGCAGACAGATTCATTCCGGACAGAGAGGAAGAAATTGAACAGGTGCGCGTCAATCTTATCCAGCAAATCAAAGCGTGCCAGCGATTCCTCCTGAAACATGCTTCCGTCCCTTGCGCTTCCTTTCCATTTGGTGACCACATGCAGCCGGAACGGAACGTCTGCCTGCTGGACGGTTCCGCTTAACGTGCGCCACTGCACGGACCGGAATTCGATGAACACAGCCGGGGTGTCGAACGGCTCTTCCTGTTCGATGAATTCTACTTGCTCGTTCCACAGGTCAATGTGCCGGATAAGCGGCTGTCCGCTTTCGTCTCTCAATTCTTTCAGTGCTTCGGTCAAGCCGAGATAAAGCATACGTCTCATAGTGCGTCAAAGTTTTTAGCGTTATTGTAAAAGATTTCTTTCAGCAGTTTTTCCAGGTCGGGATGATTGCCGATGAACTGGCGTTTGGGGATGGTGATTTTGCTTCCGGCCTTTTTCATTGCCATGGCACGGTAGAACTCCGCTTCGGCGGTAAGCGCACGGTTCCGCTTGTTGTTGCGCGGTGCGCCGTTTTTCTTCCGTTGCAGGTTCTTGCTGAATCCGTCGGCAGCCTTTCCTCCGGTTACGGTCTGATAGCGGTACCAGAAGTAAGCTTTCATCTTCCGTGTTACGGTGATGGTGCCGCCTTCGTTGTGTATCCTGGCATACGGCTCAGTCGTTTCTATTACCACACTGTCACGGTCGGTTACCCGCCCCGTGATGCTACGGCGCAGGTTTCCGGTGCGGATGAGCAGTCCCCGGCTCTTGTCGTCGTTAAATTTGCGGCGTGCCCACTTCTCATTGAAGAAGGCTTCGCGCTCAAAGTTCCGGTCAAACTCATCCAAAGCTTCTGTACGTATGTCTTTCAGTGTCTCCCTTACCAGCAGGTTGATGCGCCGCTGGAGGTCACGGGTTACCTGGTTTGATTTTTCAGCCATTAAGCATTGTTTTTTTATGAATTAATCGTATATTTGCAGAAGAGAGAGTGACGCGAAGTACTGGGTTGGATTGCAGATCCTTCACTAAAGGCTTCAGTCGCTCTCTTTTCTTTTTTTCAGTTTCTCCACGATGGAATAAAACTGGCATCTTCCGTCCACCAGTTCCCGGATTACGGCAAATGAATCCTCATCGGCTATGCGGATGCGCAGGTAATGATATTTCATGACCATGGGGTTTCCTTTTTCATCCGGACGTTCCAAAACGTGTTCGGCATCTTTCAGCAGGTTAATCAGATTATAGACTGCTTCATTCTTTGCCCTTACAAATTTGTGAGGCTGGTTCAATGCTTCCTTGATACCGTTTGAGGTGAATTCCACCGGATTCTGTATTCCCTGAACCAGTACGGTTTTACCGACCAGTTTCTCTTTAGCCCATTGTCGGGCTGCTTTACGCTGTTCCTGTAACCTTTCTTTTCCGGCACGCATTTCCTGAAGCAGCCTGCACACCCGGCATACCTCATTGTCCGGAATGTCGGCAGCCAGCTTCATCTTGTCAGGGCGTACTTCGCACCGGTTGCATTTGCGCAGTGTGTAGCCGTTGTATGCCGGGAAGGTTGTCATCCGCTTGCCGGGGTTGAACATAAACATTTCCTGATACTTTCCGGCGGTAGCCTGACTGCCCAGATTCATAGCTTCCTGCTCGTTGCTCACGGGGTATTTGTCTTTGCGCACCTGTACCACCGTACAGCGGCAGTTCCAACCATTTGGCGGGAAATATTTGTCCCAAAACGGGCTGGTTATCGGCAGGGTGATGTTATGCAGCATCCGGTGGGTACGTCGTACCCGTTTGTCGTACATGGTCCGGTACTGGAGGTTATATCGGTCGCCGTCCTGTTCGAACTGCTTCCATCGTGCCGCCATCAGTGCGGATGCCTGGGCGAAGTTGTATTCTGTTCGCAGATACTGCACGTTGTAGGCATCATATACCTTTTGAACATCATTTAAGAACTGATTAAACGGCTTGCGGTTTCCTTCCTCATCCAGCAGGGAGGGGAAAGCCTCGTTCAGTTCATGGAAGGTCTTGATGCCGCTGAACACGTAGTTCGATTCCTTCAGGCGTTGCACCGATATGTCATCCAGAGGTACTTCCTTCAGGGCGGTATCTACCGCATTGTCGAATATAAGCTTCTGACGCTCGATAAACTTTCTTACATCGCTGTCAGTAAGCAGTACCGCAGCATCTTTCTCCGGATTCTTATAAACGGTTTCAGTCATCTTGTCAAACTCACGGGGAAGTCCGGAGTCATTAGGTATTGTTCCATTACCTAAAGCCAGTATATGTTTTGCTTTTTCATTATCTAATTTAGATATATCAGCATAATCCAATATTTCTTTAGGATATACTTTTCCTCTTAATATACCGGATATCAATTCAGCTTCGAATTCAGATCTGTTAGTATAAGCGTATTCTGATAATTGTTCTTTGACATATTCTCTATTCAGGAAAACCCGATAACTATGTTGTGGACTGTCAAAACCTGGATTGATAATTTGGTCGATATAGTGAGCTAGCTCATGCAATACGACATTATCTTGAACAGCTCTCCCTTTAACTACTTCGTTTTGCATAATCTTTCTTAAACCACCCATTTCTTTAATTATAGGATGATTGTTGATGTAGATAATCTTACTGTCCGGATGATATTCCCCCAAATTTCCAGTCCCTTTTTTCCTGCCTTTAAGATTTCGCTCTTTTATTTCCGGCAAATCGAATCCGTTCTGAAGAAGTATCATGGCGGCTTCTTCACAAACATCCCTTGTCTGGGGGTCTGTAATGACTGATGCCCAGGTTATTGCTTTTTTTCTTATGTCATTTAAATCCACTGATAGAGAGATTGACTCTTTCTCAAAATCTACAATTTCGGCGTACCGCTGATGCAGCCCCTTGTAATCATCGGGGCTTAGTCGAAAAAAGGGTGTTCTCCTTCCGGTAATGCCAGCTTCTGCTCTTCCTTTCCTGATTTTTGTTGTGCCGTTTTCTTCACATCCGGAACCGCTATGGAGGAAGTGTCTTTCTTCCGCTTCAGCGGGATGTTGTATTTGTCGATAAAGTATTTCGGCTCTACTTCGTAATGCTCCAGCAGCAGACGCTCGTAGGCCACCTGCTGTTCGGGGGTATAGTCCACCGATTCATCCCATGCGAAGCGGAATCCCTTCAGCGGGAATCCGTGACGGATCATGCGGGGGATGAGCTGCCAGTTCACCAGGTCACGGATGAGGTCGGCATCCTTCTGAATCAGGTTTTCCAGCATCTTGCGGTGCACCTCGCTCTGCGAAAGGCTGGCACCGTCTTCCATAGTCATGGTTACTGTAAGGATTCCTTTCGATATTTCCGAGTTACAGCGGTCGATACGTTTGTCGTACACATTGAACGCATCGGCACGGGTGCTTTCCTTCAGGTCGACGGTAGTTCCTTCGGGGAACAAGCCGTAAGCGGCTGCTCCCATGTCACGCAGCATCCGTTCAATACGGTCGTATTCCTTCGGGTCGCGGCTGGTGGTAGTCGCCACTCTCAGCGGCATACCGAATATTTCTCCGAACATATCCCAGAACGAGCACATGTTCTTTTTCGGAATGGTCTGCTGGGCGCATTTCAGATACAGGCCCAGATTATGTGTGCCTCCGGCTTCGATGCACCAGTCTTTCATCTCGCTGTTCCGGTAGTCGTAGCCCACCTGCCAGGTGTCGTTTTCGTGGGTGATGATGACTCCGTATTCGGGAATCACGTGGGTACGGGGAATCAGGCTGACCCGGTTGTAGGCCATCCGTCCGTCCACTTCCACCACATCGCCCAGTTCGATGAGTGAATGGCCGTAGTAATTGCTTTCCAGTGCCAGCCGCAGGAACTCCTTGAACCAGGGAGCTTCCAGCAGTTCCGTAAGTTCAGGATTCTCCACGCCCTTCGCGTCGCAGAGTTTGAAACTCTTGTTCAATACGAATCCCATGCGCTGTTGCACGCATCCGGTCAGGTGCAGGTCGGCATCCACATCGGTATAGAGGTTCAGCAGACGGGTACGGTTTGGGTTGTCTACGTTGATAGCCATCTGCCATGCACGCCGCCAGTCGGCCAGGTCACGCCGTGTCAGTGCTTCGGTAAGCAGCTGGAGCTTGACGCTCATTTCCTTGATGCGCCGTCTTTCGGCGGCATTCATCCGGTTGAGATATTCTATTTTCGGTTTCTTTGCCATAGTAGTTACCAGATATAGTTGTTACGTTTGTCGGAGCCGTAGCGTATGCCGGCTCCGGTCTGTTCTCCTTCCTCGCCCGTGGGTTGCAGTTCGGGCAGGTTCATGACTGCTTTGCCTGCCTGCGCTTTCTCCAGGTAGGCGATGGCGTTTTCAAACTGTTCCTTCCGGATTTCATACCCCATTTTCTGCGGCAGACTGAGCACCATGAAGTAGAGTGCCAGGTCAGCCACCAGTCCCACGAGGTCGAGGTTCCTTGCTTCTCCTTCGGCGGTGAAGGCCGCCTGCATGTCATAACGTCCGTCCAGGTAGCTGGCTATCCGGTCCATGGCACGGCGTTCGGCCAGCAGGCGGTTGTCGTCCGTGGCCTGCTGGATGATTCTCAGCGCATCGGCACTGACCTGTATGTAGTCTTGTTCGGTGATAAACATAATTACCATGAGTTTTTAGGAGGTCGCCGCACGCCCAGTCGGGGAGTGAACGAAGCCTCACGGGTTTGTTTCTGTAGTTTATATATGGCACCCTCGCAGGCATCGGGGAAGTCATCGTGTGCCCGGCTTCCCTGTTCGAAGGCCAGCGTCTGGTCGATTCCGGCACGGAGGTCGGTATCTTCCTTCAGTTTTTCGTTATAAAAGAAGAAACCTCGTTCCCACAGCGGGCTGACGGCTTCCACACGGGCGAACTTGTCGGGTTTCTTCCGCTTGTCGGGCATGATGGGAAGCTGATAGCCTCGTTCGTCACCTTCACGCTGGAATTCATCGAGGATGGTGTCCTGCATGAAGTTGGCTTCCATATAGATGCTGACCGCCGCATCTTCGGGCAGTGATTCGTAGACATCGTAGAGCCAACGCACCATTTCGCCCACGCTGCACTGGCGGCAGAAGGCACGCAGCAGATGCAGTTCCCGGTGGGAGGCGGTTTTCAATCCACGCTTGGGACGACCTATCATGGCGGCAGCCTTGTAGTCGTTCTTTCCGGAGGATTTCCACGAAGGGTCGATGTAGAGCACTATCTGCTCGTAGTATTTCAGTTTCAGCATCGGTCGCCAGCGTATCCACCGTTCCTGAAACACGGCTCCCTCGGTGATGGGATTATTCATGTATTCCTTCTGAAACGAGCGGTAGCCCATGAACTGTTCGCGGTCGCGCAGTTTCTCGATGGTATAGAACTCCGGCCATGCAGGATTCCCGTTGCGGTCGATGGCGTTCACTTCGATGGTTTTTACAGTAGGGGTGTCGATGATTTTCTGCAATACGGAGTTTTTGGAAATCAGGTTACCCACCATGATGAAACGCCCGTCCTTGCCTCCGAAGCAGCCGAACAGGGCTTCCTTTATCCAGTTGGTCATTTCCCGTACACGGGCTTCGCTCCGGCACATCTCATCGTCGTCCAGGTCGTCCACCACGATGTAGTCCGGACGCATCTCCCGGAAACGCAGACCACGGGGCGACTGGCCACGTCCACGTGAGAAAAAGGCGCACTGGTCTTTGGTGACAAATTCGCCTTCCTGCCACATGCCGCTGTTGTACTGTTCGCCGAAGTCCCGGATGAGGTACTGGTTATATTGCAGTTCTGCCTGCAAATCTCCAAGCAGGCCGTCGGCGCTGTCTTCACTTTTGCCGACCAGTACCATAACGTGCAGCTCATCCCGGAATTTCAGCCAGAGCGGTATACCGATATCCAGGTGTACCGACTTGGCATGACCGCGCGGCCACTTGCAGACCAGCCGCAGCTCCGGATGTGCGGCGATGTAGCGTGCCGCCTCGTTATGGAATTTCGCATTCGGGCACTGGCAGTAGTGTGACAGGTAGCGCTGGCAGAAACAGTCGTAATCCTTCAGGGCACGGGTGATGTTCCGCTTGCGTTCCGCTTCGGTTTCCACCCGTTCCTGTGAGGTCATCCGTTCTACCCGTTTGCAGTGCTCCTGCCATCGTTTCAGGGCTTCTTTCTTTTCCTGTTCTGTCATGCTTAGCCTCCTTTCTGGGCGAAGAGTTCATTCAGGTAATCGTTGTGAAGCTGGTTTACGAGCTGGAACAGTTCGTTGGTCAGCTGGGGATATTCATCCCGGTGTGCGGCCAGCCAGTTCTCAAAGTCAATCATCGTGTCGATACGGTCTACCACGCTGGCCTTCTTCTCGAGTTTTTCGATGGCGGTGGCTGTCTTGATAAGCTTGTCGCCCAGGCTGGCTAGCATATCCTCGTTTCCCGGTTCGTTTGCCTTGTCGAGCAGGGAGTTGATGGAAGACAGCAGCTTGTTCACCAGTTCCGGACGGGTGATGCTGCGTGCCGCCTTCATCTCTTTCCAGCCCAGGGTGTTTATCCAGCGGCTGAGCGTCTGACGGCTCACTTCCACTTTCTGAAGAATCTCTTCCTGCGAAAGTCCGCTCATGTAGAGCACCCGTGCCAGCTCCTGTTTTGTGTCGTTTTTAGCCATGTTTTACCTTGTGTTTAATATTCGTTTAAGGCAAAGTTCATCCATTTTCGTGCATTCAGGAAAAAGAGGTGCAAGCGTTACAGAGAACAGTGTACAGGTTACGCACTTCCTTGCAACCGTTACACACTTTTTTGTCCGGACAGGAAAGGCAGAGTAAGTTTGCGTCAAACGATGAGAAAAATGGCAAAACGAATCAGAATATCGAACGAAACGCTGAACTGCTACGGCACGTGGATCCGTACCGAAGGCATCGACCTGACGCAGTTTAACCGGAATCCCGTACTGCTCTGGATGCACCAGCGGGGCGTGGTAATAGGAATGATCAAGGACATACGCGTAGCGGATGGAGAAGTGACCGGCGAACCCTGGTTTGATGAGGTACGCGAAGAATCGCGTCTGGCAAAGCAGCAATGGGAAAAGGGCACGCTACGTATGGGTTCGCCCAACTTCGAGATACTGGAAACAAGCGAAGATGCTGCCTTGCTGAAACCCGGACAAACCCGTCCTACCGTAACCCGCTGCAAGCTGATGGAATACAGCATGGTGGACATCGGCGGAAACGACGACAACATCCGGCTCTCATACGAGGGGCGGGAAATCAGGCTGGATGCAGGAGGCGGATGCGACCTGCCGCTGTTGAAGGAAAGCTTTAATGAAAACCAAACATTACAGACAATGAATGAACAACTGAAAACCATCGCCCTGATGCTGGGGCTGGCGGACACCGCCACACTGCAGGAAGTGCAGAAACAGATTAACGTATTGCTCGGCTACCAGGCGGCCAACACATCCCTGCGTACCGAGAAAGAAAAACTGGAAAAGGAGCTTGACACCTTACGACTGGCAGGTATTACGTCGCTGGTGGAGGAAGCCGTGACTGCCGGAAAGATTGAATCCGGAAAGAAAGCTCACTTTATCGAGCTGGGAAAGAAAGTCGGCCAAGAAAGCTTGAAACTGACCTTCGAAGCCATGCACGGCACTGTAAAGCCGTCGATGGTATTGAACCGCGATACCTTGCCGACGGCAACCGGCGACTGGAAAAAACTGAGCGAAGTTCCGGCAGAGGAACTGAAACTGATGCGAAAGAACGACCCGCAGCAGTACCGCAAACTGTACAAGGCAGAATACGGTGTGGAATGTCCGGAACTTAACTGATTGTTGAACACAAATTAAAGCACGAAAATGAGAAAAGAAATCGTAAAATTCGTAACCGGCACACTGGTGAATGTGCTGATGAGTATCGTTATCCTGGCTTGCCTTGGAATTCCGAATGCAGGATTCTGGGGGCTGATTGTGGGCGTGGTGCTACCAATGGCACTGGGCAAGTTCTTTCCGAAAGGTGCAGCCCTGGAAGGTGTCTATACTGAAGTATGGACGGGTGAACTGGTGAAGCAGCTTCGCGGAGGCATGACCGCCTCATTCCTGGACGGTGTGTCCGATTATTCGGCTGCGGTGAATAACGAAGTGGTACACCTGGTAGATGTGGGCGGCGACCCGGACGTGCTGATTAACAACACCACGTATCCTATTGCCGCACAGGAACTGGAAGACGGAGATATTGCATTGGGCCTTGACAAGTTCCAGACCAAGAAGACACCAGTATCGGACGACCAGCTCTTTGCCATTTCCTACGACAAGATGGGAAGCGTGATTGAGCGTCACGGCGACGCTATTACCATCGCCAAGTTCAAGAAAGCGGCTCATGCACTGGCTCCGAACAGCAACACGGCGAAAACTCCGGTAGTGCCAACTTCCGGTGAAGATGACAACGGACGTAAGAAATGTACCCGAAAGGATATTATCGCACTGAAACGCAAGCTGGATGCCTTGCAGGTTCCCACTGCAGGCCGCCGTCTGGTGCTCTGCTCAGACCACGTGAACGACCTGCTGGAAGACGACCAGAAGTTCCGTGACCAGTATTACAACTACACAACCGGAAAGATTGCCAACATGTACGGCTTCGAGGTGTATGAATTCGAGAACTGTCCGTACTTCACCAAGGAAGGCACAAAAGTTCCGTTCAAGAACTCGCCTTCGGGAACCGACCATCAGGCATCCTTCTGTTTCTACACCAAGCGTGTGTTCCGTGCACAGGGAAGCACCAAGATGTATTACCGCGACGCACAGACCAACCCGGACTACCAGCAGAACGAAGTGAACTTCCGTCACTACTACATCGTACTTCCGAAAAAGATGGAGGCTATCGGTGCCATCTACAGTTATGACGGAGCTACCGAACAGACTTCCGACCAGAGCGTAGAAGCTGAAAAGAACTGGGCTGAGACCAGACGCGAAGCTGAAGCTGCCAAAATGGCCATGACTATGTCTGATGGAGGAGAGAATGCCGTGAGCGGACTGGAAGAAAAGTTACAGGAAGACCCTGCAGCCGGTGAGGAACTTGAAGCATAGGGAGGACTGAAGGATGAAACACTTTACAATGGGTGAACTTTGTGCCAGTACCACCGCCGACGCTCATGGAATCAAGAATACACCGCCTCTTCAGGAGGCGGGTAATCTGAAAGCCCTTGCCGACAATGTGCTTGACCCTCTTCGTGAATGGTACGGGAAACCGATTGCCGTCAACTCCGGGTACCGTTGTCCGCAACTGAACCGGCTGGTAGGAGGTGCGGCAAGCAGCCAGCATCTGAAAGGTGAAGCTGCCGACATTACAGCAGGAAGCAAGGAAGAAAACCGTAAGCTCTTTGATTACATCAAAAGCCATCTTCCTTTTGACCAGCTTATCGACGAAAAGAATTATTCCTGGGTGCATGTGTCTTACAAGCGCGACGGAAACAACAGAAAACAGACATTAAAACTTTAAAGCACAACAAAATGAAACGGATTATCTTATTTTTCAGCCTGTGCCTGATTACACTGGCTTCATTTGCGCAGACCGTACTTCCGGCTGCAGAACCTGAAACATCGTTCCTTATCGACCTGGGAAGCTTTACCGGAATCGTAGCCCTGGTTTCTACCTTGGTGACACAGATTCTGAAAGTTGTTCCGGCTATTTCCGCAAGCAAGCTGGCTAAAATTTTGATTTCATGCGGTGTGGGCATGGTAGTATGTATTATTGCATGGCTGTTGCAACTCACTCCGTTACTTACAGGCTATATCTGGTGGCAGGTGCTGATTTACGGACTGGCGGCCGGACTCAGCGGATGCGGATTCTATGATGTGATTAAGGCTATCGGAGCACTGTTTAAAAAAGAGTAGAGCATTATGGACTTGACCCTGTTACAAACACTGATGGAATGGCTGGCTCCTGCCGGCTGGCTGGTAACTGCCATTGCCTGGTGGCGTGACAGGAAAGTGTACCAGGTCCGTGCAGTGAAAGAAACCGAGGGCACTTACAAGGCTTTATATGACGACCTCAGTGCAACGGTATTGGAACTAAGTAAACAACTACGAAAACAAAACGAACGGAATATCAATCATGAAACGGCTTTACGCAAACTACATACTTGCAGGTATGCTGACCGCTGTCCTGCTATCATCTGGATGCGCCAGCAGCAGAAAGGCCAGCTCGGAAACCGTCCGCTCGGACAGCCTCCGAACGAGCGTAACCGAGCAAACAACTTACGGGCCGGTCCCGAAGAGGACGGCGACCTGCTCGGTGAGTGCGGAGCAGTGGCTGAACCTGAGTAAACTTCCTGCCGGATTTGGGCTGAACTATCGAAACGACGGTCTGAATATTGACATACAATCGGACGGAGAAGGTGGCGTGAACGTCACAGCTACAGCCGACAGCACAGGAAGACAGGTGACCGTAACACGTACGGAAACCGACCACCGCATACGCGATGAAACTGTGAGCAATGAAGTGAAGGAAACACGCCCGGGAGCGCAGGGATGGCTGACAGGAACAGCCCTGACCCTGCTGGGTATTTTCCTTATCTGGCAACTGATTAAACGATATTTAAAACACGATTAAAAACGACAATATTATGGCAGATACAAGCAACGGACTGATGTACGGCGTGGCGAAAGTGACTTTCAAGCCTTCCGGAGAAGGAGGTGAAGAAAAGACGTTGGGCTGGTTGGATGAAAACGGAATGCAGCCGGCAGGAAATGCGCCTACCTTTATGGATGTGATGGCCGCACAAGTAACAGACGGACCGGTAGACAGCATCATGACCAATCCGGGAAGCGATGCGTTCACAATGAACCTTATCCAGCTGAATGCGGAAAACATGGTGAATGTGTTCGGTGGAAAAGCCGAAGCTGACGGCTCTTATACACCACCGACAAAGATGGTAGCCAATGGCGTACTGACTATCACTATGCATTCAGGCCACAGTTTCCGTGTATTTAACTCCCGATTGAGCCGTAACGGATGGCAGAACGGTATCAACATGCAGAATGTGCTGGCAATGGGTATCCGTGTGGATATGCTGAAAACGACCGACGGCAAGGAAAGACGTTACCGCATCTATCCTCCCGGTGTGGTTCCCGACACATCTGACACAACCGCAGACGCTAAAGCATGATGAAGGCACAGGATATAGAACTTCTGGCAGGCATATCCCTCAGTGACGGGGGAATCAGCCTGCCGCTTCATACGGTACTTCGGAAACGTCCGTTCCGCATTACGATGAAGACACCTACCACACGCAGTCTGATACGAATCAGCAAGCGTTATCTCCGAATCGGGGTAACTCCGGAAGAATATGACGCATACGACCAGGACCAGCGTATCCGGTTTGTCTTCCTGCATGGAAAGGACATCAGCCGCATTGTAGCATACGGAATTGTGAGAGGTCCTGTACTGGGAAGAGTGCTGAACCGCATAGTGGCCTGGATGCTACGGGAATTGATGACACCCGACGAACTTTCAGCCGCCTGGAGACAGGTGCTGAACAGTACATCTACCACGTCTTTCGGGATTATTATCGCATCGGCAGCAGCTCTGAACAAGATGCAGCCCTTAGCGAGCCGGAACGAGAGCGCAAACGACAAGAGGAGTTAAAGAAGGGACATACGGAACCTTCGCATAGCCTTTTCGGCGTAGTAGGTCAGATTGCCACAGAAACAGGATGGAGCATTGACTACATTCTGGACAAGGTAAATGTAGTTACCCTTCAGCTCATGATGGCAGACATGCCTCACTGGGTTCCTCCGAAAAAAACGGACCTGATGCAGCAAATCCGTGAAATGGAGGAACGGGAGAAACAAAGAAACAGTCGCACACAAACAAATAACACGAACACGACAAAGGGAATGAACCCGCTGGAGTTCTTTACCAACTATGCGGTAAAGGACTGATTATTTATCATTATAAATTGAAATCATGGCAGTACCCGTTGAACTGGAAATATTCATGAAAGACTTGACCAAGGCCGGATTACAGAGCGTTGGCAAGAATGTGGATGATTTGGAAAATCAGACTCAGAAACTGATTGACGCATTGAAACTGGTACGTGCCGAGCAGATTAAACAGCTTGAAGCGAACAAGCAGGCCGGAAAAAACTACACTCAGGAGGCTGCAAACGTGCAGGCTTTGACGGGCCAGATTAACGGATTGAAGGCCGGACTGAAAGACTTGAAGAAAACCAAAGAGGAGGTTGCAAAAACTCCTTCAATCGACATCGACACAGAAGCCGTTACCCGTAAGACAAACAACCTGAAGATGCAGTTCAGCCAGGTAGCAAGAGAACTTCCTTCGCTTGCCATGGGTCCGCAGATGTTTATACTCGCTATCTCCAACAACCTGCCGATGCTGGCGGATGCCATTGCCGATGTGCGCAAGCAGAACGAACTTCTGGCCGCATCAGGACAAAAGGGTGTGCCGGTATGGAAACAGCTTGGAAAAGCATTGCTTTCCCTTCAGACAGCCTTAATCGCTCTAATTTCATTGGGCATTGTATATGGAAAAGAAATTGGTAATTGGGTTAAGAACCTTGGTAAAGCCAAAAAAGAACTATCAGAAACTCAACAGCTACAGGAATCATTGAACACTTCCAGAAGAAAAGGAGGAGAAGCTGCTTCTGAAGAGTCTGCAAAACTTAGAATTCTTTATACAGCCAGTCAGGATACATCAAAATCCATGAGAGAAAGGAATAAGGCTGTAGATGAGCTTCAAAAAATGTATCCGGATTATTTCGGTAAACTAAGCAATGAAGCCATTTTAGCGGGGAATGCCGCATCTGCGTACGATGAACTGACAAAGGCAATTATACGTAAAGGTCAGGCACAGGCAGCAGAAGATATTGTTGCAGATTATTCAAAAAGAAACTTTCAGTTACAACGTGGTATTAATGCGGATTCGCAATGGGTTAATCAGATGCGTTCCGCATACGAAGCTGCACTGAAACAAAGAGAAGGAATGAGGCAAAACGCGTTGACGGTAAATCAAAGCAGTTTCATGACAAACCGAACTCTTTCAGGTGACAGTAACGCGGAAAAGATTATCGAGGAATACGAACGTAGGATGGAGAATATCAGAAAATCTTCTGAAGAAATTGCAAAGAACAACAAAACAGTAGAGGGTATAGTCAAACAGATAGACACATCGGCTTACACCACTGATTTCTCTGCTAGCTCCAAAAAGCAGAAAGAAGAGAAAACCGACTACGCCTCCCAGCTTGCCGATGCCCGCGTAAAAGCACAGCAGACTACGGAAAAACTCCGCATACAGATTATGCAGGAAGGTATTGCCAAGCGTATGGCACTGGCAAAGCAGGAATACGATGAGTCTGTGGCTGACATTGACAAGCAGGAACGGGATATGCTTGCCAAAATGGATCAGGCACGCAAGCAGGGTGACAATATCCCACAGAGCCAGTACGACGAGGTAAAGAATACGGCAAACACCAACCGTATGCTGGCAGAACAGGTGTATAACGAAAAGATATATCAGATTGAACAGGAATATCGCGACAAGGCCACGCAGAGCCTTATCGACTACAATAAACAATACGGAACGTATCAGGAGAAGCGTCTGGCCATTGCAATGGATTACGCCCGGAAGATTGCCGCTGCGCAAACAGAAGGAGAGGCCGACGTATTAACCCGTGAACGTGACGACAAGCTGGCCAGCCTGGACTTTGAGGAAATGAAGAAAGGGATGGACTGGGACAAGATTTTCGGTGACCTGGAGCGTGTATCTACTGATACACTGGGAAGCCTTCGTGAAAAGCTGAAACAATACCTGGAAGGAATCGGTGATGACATCAGCCCCGAATCTTTCAAGGAAGTAATGGATGCTTTCAATAATATAGATTCCGAGCTGGCCGACCGTTCCCCGTTTGAAACAATGAAGAAGGGGTACGAAGATTACAAGTCTGCGATGGAGGAAGTTCGCTCTGCACAAAATCTGTTGAACCAGACGCAGATGGGTGTAAGCGTAATTGTGGAAGAATATGACGAAGCAACCGGAACCCTTACACGTAAGCTGATTACTCAGGCCGAAGCGGAGGAAAGACTTCGTGCTGCCCAGGATAAACGATACAGTGCACAGAAGAGTCTGACTGATGCGGCCAATTCTATTGGACAGAAAGGAATGGCAATCGTCAATGCCGGAAACGACATAGTGGATATGTTAGGAAACTTTGGCGTAAAAGTTCCGGAAGCGGTGAGTGAGACATTGAACGGAGTCAGTCAGGTAATGAGTGGACTGGAAAGCATTGATTTGACAAAACCATTCAGTGCTATTACAGGGTCAGTTAGTATATTGACTGGAATAGGCAATACGATAGCCGGACTGTTTGGTTTCGGAGGTGCCGATTATTCCGGGTACGAGAATATGAAATCAAAGTATGAAGGACTGATTGACATTTGGGATTCGCTTATCTCCAAGAAACAGCAATATATCGACATTGATTATGGTGCAGAAGCTCAGAAAGCAGCCGAGGAAGCTAAAAAACTGGTAGACGTGCAGATTGAACGCCAGCGGCAGTTGATGGAAGCTTTGTCAGGAAGCGGTGCAAGCATCGGTAGTCACTCTCTTGGATACCGGGTAAACCGTGGAATGAGTGCGCAGGATTGGGCAAGGCTTTCGCAGCTTACTGGAGCAAATATACAGGGATTTGGTGACGTGATAAAATTGGATGAAGATGTCATAGGTAAAGTTCTTCAGGACGAAAAGTTTGTGTCGGTACTGACTGCTGTCAACTCTGAGTTTGTGACCTACATTCAGAATATAGACAAGTATAGCGAACAGTTGAAGGAAATTGCCGAACAGGAGAAGGAAGCATTTACCGGGGTAAGCTTTGATGAATTCCGTGACAGCTTTGTGAGCATGCTGTCGGATTTGGATGCTACCAACCAGGATTTTGCAGACAATTTTGAAAAATACCTTCAGAACGCCATATTCTCTTCTCTGATTGCTGGAAAATACAAACAGCAAATTCAGGAATTATATGACACATGGGCTACAAAAGCAGAATCAGGAGGTGAACTGACCAAAGATGAAGCCGGTATATTAAGAAACAAATATCAGGATGTTATTAATGATATGCTTGCAGAAAGGGAACAGATAATGAAAGATTTCGGATGGACTTCATCGGAGAATTCTGGCAGCAGTCAGTCTCCCAGCAGCGGTGCACTGACCACCATGAGTCAGGATAGCATATCCACTTTTGAAGGGATGGGACGGAACATGCAGACACACCTGGCCAATACAGACAAGTTTGTGCAGGAAATCCGCAATACACAGAAACAGGATAGCCAGACACTGGCCACCATAGCCGGTCACACTGCGCATCTGGTGGAGATACACGATATATTGAGCGACATGAAATTGAACGGTATAACACTGAAATAATATGGACCTGACAGGATTTCTTTTAATCAACGGAACAGACGCATGGACGGAATACGGTGCTTTCCTGGGAGAGACGGAAGAAGGCGGACACGTGAACATGGATGCTTTGCTTCGAATACCCAAGGCGAAGGATATTACTACCGTCGATTTCCGAGAAAGGAATGGGGTAGAGCTTCCTCAGAACCCGAACGTGAAGCTGGGCAGCATCGAACGTACATTGCAGTTCTGGCTTCGTGGAAGCTCCGCATCCGACCGGCTGGACAAATACCAGCGCATGATGACGCTCATCACGTCGGGTATGCTTGCAATCGCCGTGAAGAATTACCGAACCTACAATATGGTTTACCAGGATATGCCGGCAGATCCGGAATGGTACGAAAGTTACGAAGGAGACCGGTTCTATGTGCTGTTTTCCGTAAAATTCATGGAGCCTCAGCCTTCTATTTAGTAATTGATTAAACACTGTTTAAATGGAACTGAAAATATACGATAAAGCCAACAACCTCAGGCTGACAGCCAGCCCGAACTCTTCTTCCAGTGTTACGGAAGAAATAGGTGGAGAATGCAGCGTATCCGCATCCTTCACCCATACCGAATATGTGCCGCTGGATGTGGATGACTACATCGAGGTGGAAGGCGTTCGCTACAAGGTAAAGTCACGTTATCGTCCGAAACAAAAAAACACACAGACTTATGAATACAGCGTAAAGTTCTATGCGCCGATACATGATGCGGAAGATACACTGATGCTGTTCCAGGAAGGTGGAACCACTTCTGAATTCAGTTACGACGGTGGTCCGCGCGAACACCTGCAGTTGTGGATAGACAATATGAACCGCCGTGCCGGTGGAAATCTGTGGAGCATCGGAACGGTTATTACCGCAGAAAACAAGGTGATTGATTACCGGAATGTGAAGTGCTGGGATGCGGCATTTGGCAGCAACGGCATCGCCGCCACATTTGATACGGAAATGTGGGCAGACGGTTATGTGATTAATCTCTGCAAAGCTGAACGTGGGGAAGTGGTGGAGCTTGGCTACCTTCAGGGGCTTACCAATCTGGCGCAGGAAGATAACGGAGAAGTGAAATTCTTTACCCGTCTGTTCCCGTTGGGCAGCACACGCAATATTGATGCGACAAAGTACGGGTATTCCCGTCTGCAACTTCCAAGCCGGGAAATATATGTGGACAAGAACGTAGACTTGTACGGAGTGAAGGAAGAAACGGAAGAAGCTGCGTTTGCTGAGATATATCCTCAGTATGTAGGTACTGTTTCATCTGTACGTACGGAAGAGAAAACCAGCGAGGAAGGACGGAAGTACACCGTATATTATTTCAAGGACAACGGCATGAACTGGAATCCGAAAGACTACGAGATTCCGGATCTGGACTATATGTTACAGTTCCAGACTGGCGAGCTGGCAGGACGTGGAACTGACGGTTCTTTCCAGGCGGCATGGCATGAAGACACACGGGAGTGGGAAATCATCAACGTGTATCCGGATGATACGACTCAGATTCCTGGAGGTGTGATTATACCAAATCCAGGTGACAAGTATATACCATGGAACTTCGCCATGCCGCAGGAATACATCACCGCAGCGGAACAGGCATACAAGCAGGCAGTAGATGACTTCTTGAATACCTACAGCTTTGACCCGAACAAATACACCGGAACCACTGACCGGAACTACATAGAAAAGAATAATACACCGCTCCGCATCGGATGGAACGTGCGTCTGCTTTCAGAACAGTATTTCGGTTCTACCGGAGGATACAAGGATACCCGTATCACGAAGGTGCAGCGCAAGTTGAACGACTTGTGCCAGGCTACGATTACCTGCTCGGATGAAGTTGGTACGGGGTGGAAATCTTCGGTGGATAACTCGCTGAACTCGCTACGGTATGAGGTGGCCAGACAGGCTGAACAATATGTATATGATGTAATCCGGTCGTTCGATGAAAAAACACCGTCTGATAAGAATATATTCAGTGCATTAAAATCGTTGAAGACACATCTTCGTAAGGATGCACCTGACCGGACGGAGTTTTTGATGAAGCTTCTTGGCGGTATTATATCTCCTTTCCTTACATCTCCCGATTTTGTAACTGGAATGATGGGGGCCGGCATGTCATTCTCTTCAGAGGAAGGCGGTGAATCCGTCGGATGGATTGACAAACTGTACGTGCGCAAGAAAGCTATCTTCCAGTTACTTTCAATAATGGAGACCGAGCTGGCCGGAGCTTCCTTCATGTTCAACGCTTCAGGTGCCAGAGCAACGATTACTAAGGTAGAGCGTATAGATGCGGTTCCGTTCTATTATGCGGATGGTAGCGCGAAATACTATTCAGATGGCAGCAGAGCATACGTGCAGCCAAGCGCACATGGCGCCGTGTACCGCTGTTACTTCCTTGCAAACGATGGTGAGAAAGCCATCGAGAACCGTTTCCGTGTGGGTAACCTGGTACGCAGCCAGTCATTCAATATCAAATCCGGAGTCTATGAGAATGTTAGTAACCATTACTGGTGGCGGTTAGTCACTGCCGTCGGCGATAATTGGATAGAAGTATCTGTAAATCATTGTGACGAAGGTAGTGATATTCCCAAGGAGGGTGATGTGGTTGTACAACTTGGAGACATATCGGACACGGATTTCCAGTCCGCAATCGTGCTGTCTGCATACGGAGACGGTGCGCCTTCTCTTATCTTCTATCAGGGAATCAACAGTTACTCCATCTCCGGGAAAGATATAGTCACGATTGGATACGACCGTGTGAAAAAAGAGGGATACTTCAATGTGTATGGACGGGCCTATATCGGTAACAGGGAACAAACGAATTACCTCAGTCTGTCTGACGGGAAGCTTGTCGGAAGATTTAGCGAACTCATGCTATCGTCTGGTAAATCAGTTGTAGAGGTAGCAAAGGACGAAATAAGCCTTGAACTGGAAGATACAGGAATCAACGTCAAAGATAGGACTGTAACGGTACATGCAGATAATTTCTTTGTAACCAACACATCCGGTGAACCGATTGCTGTTTTCACTACTGATAAAAACGGACGTCCGATTGTCAAGGCCGAATACATTGACGTGGACAATCTGAAGGTGAAGCATCTTGATGGTGCGGAGGGTTCTTTGGAAAGAGGCTCTATCGGAGGATTTGAACTGGCAAATGGCCGAATCGGTAGTGAAGCAACGGCATCCGGAGGTGGAGGTAGTTTGTCAATTTATAGTGACATGATTCGTGTAGGCGGCACAAGCTCTTATGTATTAATAGGGAAGAATGTTGTTCCGGCGACAGCTTCTGGTTTTACAGCTGCGGGAAGAATCATAAACAATCAGACGAATACGTATGGCGGATATGGTTTTGACGTGGCCAACTATGGGTTGTTTATTGAAGTATCTGGTGGAACGAAAAACTATGGGCTGAAAAGCAATGCTCCACTGATGGCAACTGCGTTTATTGGAACCAAGATCGGAAGGCTTAACATTACAGGCAGCACCTACAAGATTGATTTCTCACAGAATAATATCTTCTTTATATATGCCAGCAGCGCATATAATGTGACCCTTCCGGATGAGTCGCAGGTCGCAAGCATGTTTGGTATGAGCAGCCTTCCGTCTGATTTCGGACTTATGTTGGTTTTCAGATGCCTTGCAGGCTCTAAAAACGTCACGTTGGCCGGAATATACGACCAGAACGGAAGTGTGCAAAGTTATACTTTGGCTGTCGGCGATTCAATAATACTACTGGTGGCTAAGGTTCCATATTTCGGATATTTTTTAATCAATTATACAAGCTGATGGACAAGGCAATTATAATCTACACAGTGTTAGTAATCTTATTAATCTTAATGATAAATTGAAAACGATATGGACGATAAAAAATACGATTCAAGGTATGACGGCGAAACAACAGATAAAATTCTGGACAATGCAAAGGCTATAATGGAACAGACTACAGCAGAAGATGGTGAAACGGTACAGGTGTACGATACAAACGGCGTTCCGCATAAAGTGTCGAAAACGGAACTGCTGAAGAAGTCTACACTGGCTCTCCCTGCTTTGGAAGACATCTCCAGTTTTGTGGCCGTGAATGCCGCCGGAAATGCCGTCGGAGTAATGACAAAAGAGCAGGTTGCGTCAGTTCTGGCGGAACTTATTGGAATTAATAGCACGGTAACAACAATACTTCAAGTTGGGGAATCCGTTGAAATAAGAGAAACTAACACGGCAAGTATATATTTACTTTCAATTCGTGCTAGTGCTAGTAATACGGAGTATTTAGCCACGTATATATTGGCATGGGCTTCTATATATGCTGCTGGTGTAACTAAGCTGTCTGAATATAGCTACACGAGCAACGTTACGATAGAGGTATCCAGAACCGGAACTGACAAATATAAGATTACATACAAGGCTGGGAATGTTTCTTCTATCGAGCTGAAGTATTCTCTTCGGAAATTAATATTATAGTTGTTTCCATGATGTCCAACTATTATAATGCATTCTTATATATGCTAATCCATTATCTCCACCTGCACATAATTGCATACGAATCCATCCGTCACAAGAAAATGCCACTAATATGCCATAATTCACGGGCATATTGTCCTGTTGTGAGTCAAATTTATAAACTCCGTTATTTACGGTATTGGCATCACCTTCCAAATTTAATCCAATGGCACTCAGGAAACCTGATTTTGACATTAATCCATCATTTTTTAAAGTAGCCGTTCCAATAAGTTCCGCCAGAACTGACGCAACCTGCTCTTTTGTCATTACTCCGACGGCATTTCCGGCGGCATTCACGGCCACAAAACTGGAGATGTCTTCCAAAGCAGGGAGAGCCAGTGTAGACTTCTTCAGCAGTTCCGTTTTCGACACTTTATGCGGAACGCCGTTTGTATCGTACACCTGTACCGTTTCACCATCTTCTTCCGTTGTCTGATTCTTCATACTTTCTGTATGTTTCAATAAATTGTCAGTTTCTTCACCTGTAAAGCTTAATACAAAATCTTCTTCTGCTGCCATAATTGTTTTTAATTTATAGTTATTAATGATATTACCAACACTGTATAGATTATAATTAGCTTATCCATGATTTTAAGTTAAACAGTTTGCGTACCATACCCCTCCGGTACAGATGAACATCCATAGCTGACCGTTTGCAACCTGTACGCTATCATGCCATCCGCCACTTCCGAATTCATTGCTGCCTTTTATCTGTAGACCATTGCCTGACACAGTAATGTTTCCAAGTCCAGATTTTCTTATCCATATAATTTTACCTGTATGTCCACTACGTGGAAGGTTAAGTGTTATGTTGCTGTCAGTAGTGGAAATTATTATATCATCTCCACTAGTTAATGTTGTAGATGATGATACCGTTCTGACATTCAAAGCAAGTCCGTTAATGTTGATGTTCTCTCCACTACGGGCGGTCATCTTTACATTACCGTAACTTTCTATGGCCTTTCCATAGCCCGATGCATTACAGACAACGTATATTGCTGAAGGATCATCAGAATAGCCACCACCGGTAAATATGTTTATAGCTTGTCTCTTTCGTGACCGTACTTGCATAAATGGGCCGTTCGAAGTAGGATTTTCATTTATTCGGAACGATTCGTTTGTATCCACATTTATGATAATGGCCGGAGAGGTACTGTTATTATCAGAATAATTGTACGATAGTCTACTGTTCTCAATTTTAAATCCACCGATGTATCCGGCATTTGCATTAATGGTACCAGTCACGTTAACATCAGTAAGCGTGGAATTTGCGATATTCGCTTCTTCAACATTAATCTTTTTGAATGTACCTTCTGATATAGTTGCGTTTCCGGCATATATATCTCCTGCAAACAGACTGTTAACATTAATCAAGGAGGTATTGATAACCCCGCCTTTTATAATAGTCCTACCTGCCAGCGCTTCACCAACCAGGCTTTCCCATCCATCATATCCGATATACTGGGCCATACGGTCATTCACCTGTTCGGCGAAGTCCAAAGCATCGTCAAAATTTGACATACCGTTACCGCCCAGTACTTCAATCATTCCTTCAACACGCAATCCCTTTGATGGTGAATAAAGGAAACAGCCATTCTTTCCTTCATGGCCGATTTGGAATCGGCATTCTTTCGTAACTCGGTCATACCTTGCCGTAAGTATGTCTCTCTCGGATAGTGAGTAACTGTTGATTCCTTGATAGAATGTCAGATATGGCGCACCGTCTCCGTATGCAGACAGTACAACTGCAGCCTGATAGTCCGGGTCGGCTATGTCTCCAAGTTGTACCATCACATCTCCAACTGCCGGTATGTCGCTGCCTTCGTCACAATGATTCACGGATACATCTATCCAGTTATCACCGACATTTTCCACCAGACGCCACCAATAGTGATTGGATACGCCGTCATACGCGCCTTCCTTAATATTAAAGGACTGTGAGCGTACTAAATTCCCTGGCTTAAAACGATTTTCTATGGCTTTCTCACCATCATCTGCAAGGAAGTAACAGCGATAAACAGAACCATAAGTTCCAGGAGATGAGTTACCTCTTTTCCCGTCTAAGAACTTGACTTCTTTACCATCCCTGAAACGAATTCCCTTTTTTTCTATAAACTCGACCTTAGTAATCGTTGCTCTGGCCCCGCTGGCGTTGAACATGAAGGAAGCTCCGGCCAGCTCGGTCTCCATTATTGAAAGTAACTGGAAGATAGCTTTCTTGCGCACGTACAGTTTGTCAATCCATCCGACAGACTCGCCGCCCTTTTCTGAAGAGAATGACATACCAGCACCCATCATTCCGGTCACGAAGTCAATTGATTCCAGGAAAGGAGATATGATACCGCCAAGAAGCTTAATGAGATAGTTTGTCTGGTCTTCCTTGTCCTTTCTCAATAATGTTGCAAGTGACCGTTTTGCCGAAAATACGTTACTGTCCGATGGGGCAGTAGAATCATTGGTCTTAATCACATATATGCTACTTCCTCCGCCTCCAACATAAGTATGCCCTTTATACGTAATCGACTCCAGTTTCTCTTCCACATCATTAAGGCGAGAGTAGGGCATACTTTCCCCAATAGTATATACCGGAGAATCCCATGGAATGTCAAGGTTAAACTCCCATCCGAGAACACGGCTTTCACGGCCATTCTCAAAAAAGGCTTTATTGACCAGGTTTATCTTTTGCCCGAACTCGAAAAAGCGTTTCAGCTTGTCTTCATTAACCCATTCTGACCGGAGGGTAGTGTAGTATGTACCATCGTCCTTTTTTCGCTGGTCTGCTATCTTCTGTGCCTTCTCTTTCAGTTCCTGCTCCGCGTCCGGAATCATTTGTACAGAAACAAACTTTGGATCAAAACCGGAAAGGATATACTTGTCATCATTTTCAGGATATATGGTATCATCCGGCAATGGACGTCCGTAGTCTTCGCTGCGGACAATTTCCCAAAGCTGGCTTCCGTTGTTGTCCGGGTCAAAAATAACACCGAACTCCAATCCATTCATTTTGCCGGACTGAAAGATAATTGTCAGCTCTTGTCCCGGAAGTCTGTAGTCCTTGGAGAAATTCAGGCCAGTATCACGATAGCGATAGTAAGTCACGGTTTCCTGACCTCCGTCTTCATTTGTAACGGTTTCCGTCCTCGTAGATACACTTGACATCGTATTTTCAAGTCGGGGATATACCTCGTCAAATACCACGATGTCTTCAATTGCTTCTTCCTGGCTCATGTCAGGATACACATCTATGTATGGCGTACCAGCGGGAAGCATAAGTCGTCTTTGCACAACTCCGTTTACTACCGTCTGCTCTTCAATGGAACGGTAGTTCTCAGGTATGTTTCTTGTAGATCCGAATGCATAAATGCGGGTGGCATAAGTGCCTTTGCTCTCACTGCGAGTCATGGCAGACGCTTCAACCCCTAACTCGATTTTCACGGCATCACCGAATTCGTTTCGCCCAAAATGAATTACGTTGTCCGTTATCCAGCAATCACAGTTCCACTTATCCTCACCCGCCATTGAGAATAAGGCATCCAGCAGGTTCATATTGTCATACGTCATTGCAACTGCCTTATTCTCTACTGTTGAATCTATTTCAAATACGAATTCTTTTTCCTTATAGGTATATCCCAAAGCTTTCAGGTTACGTAAGAACACACCAAGCTGTACATCAAGGGCTGCGGTGAGAGACCATGACGCTTCATATCCAGCATGTTCAGGAGTGTATTTGAAAATTTTGTTTTTCCACTTCCAATAGTAAGCATCCAGTTTCAGCTCATAATCATATCCACCGGTAGAAGCATTGAAAGAAGGTTTCTGCAGGTCTGTTACCTCATATACTTTTGAAAGTAAGCCGCCCAGTGAATCATCCAGAACCCCAGAAAGGTCTACATAGTCTCCAAGTTTAAAATATATCGGTTCAGGCACGGAGAATGGGAGAACGATGTAGTCCTCTTTCATCAGTGTAAACTTTCCCTTCGCCCCTTTGTTGATAGGGGTGGAGAACCTCGTCTTTCCGGATATGTCCTTAATTTCAATCATATCCCCAAAGTTCATAAATAGAAAATGGAAGCCCTAAAAATCCGGACTTCCATTTGAAACAATAAAGGAAATGTTTGTTATTCGCTTCTGTCCATGGGATTCGGTTCGCAAAACTTACTTGAAACCTTACCGAAACACCTGTCAATACTTAACCCGTAAGAGATGCTTTTCCCCAGGTAAACCAGCTTGAAGACTTCGCTCCCAAGAGCGGGGATTTTGATGTTTACGGCTCCCTTCTCCAGTTCTGACTGAAAGGCTTTCTTCTTTGTCCGATAGTCACCTTCTGAGTCTCCTTCTATGGTGAACTGGAGAGTGATTTCACGCGATGCTACTTTTGCATTGTCGGTTATTATTCGCTTCCCGTGCTCCAGACGGCTCTCATCTTCGATGTAGTCTTTCATCTGGTTGAATCCGTCGATAGCATCGAGAAAACTGTCACCCATGCGGACACCCCATGTGCTCCAGGCATCCTTCCCGTTAATAAATAAATCTCCTGTCATAGTCTTGCTGTATTACGTTTCACTTCGGCAATGTCGGCCTGCATCTGTTTGATAGGTTTGACAATTTCGCCTGTGTTCTCTCTGATTTGCTGTAACTCCAAATAGGAATTGGCCAGGATAGTACGTGTCTCGTCGGCAATGTTGTACAGACCGGTCACTTGTGATGTCAGGGAGCCGATGGAACCTCGCAGTTCGGTAATAGCTACCGTTTGCTGCTGTTCTGCCGTCTCAATACGAAGATTGGACTCATACACGGCTGTAAACCGCCCACTCAGTTCCCCGGCATCCTCGTGCGTCATTTCTGTACCGAATCCGCGGCTGGAGGCCGACTGCTTGGAACTGCTGCCAGCCTTGTCGTATCCGGTAGCTGCGGCAAGTTCATCCCGTAGTTTCAATGCTTCATTCACGTACCCCATATATTCGTTTTGGAGTGAATTACGTTCACTCTCACTCAGGTTTCCGTCCTTCATACTTTCACCGAATCTGTTCCACCAGTCTTCCAGCTTCTGGCTGTACATGTTACCGATTTTATCTGAAAGCATGGCACGCATAAAGTATTCGGATAGGTTATCCGCAAAATCTTCCGCCGAGGCATCCATATCCATGAGAGTATCTATGAAACTGTCATACATGGAATCAAAACTTATTCCGGTAAGCTGTTCGAAAAGGCCCTCTTTCAGTTCTTCGAGGTTTCCGGCCAGATCTGCATATTCACCTAGCGCATCAACGACACTATTTCCATAGCCTCCTTTCCCTGAATCAGCCATTTTCTGCCACAAGTCTACATTCTGACGTAATAAGTCCATCTGCTCCGGAGACATCTGCCACAAGGAATCTGTACCTGTGAACTCTGCCATGACATTTTCCCGAATCCATTGTATGTCACTTTCCGACCAGCCCATGTAATAGGCCCAGCTATGATGTTTACTGTGATAGCCAGCATTGGCCTGCGCTTTTGAAAGGACATTCTTGTTGTATTCCTCCTGATACTTGATGGCTTTATTGTACTCTGCTACGGATTTCTCGCTTCCCTTGCTGGACTTCATTTCTTCTGTAAGGGATTCGATGGCAGACTGCAACTTTTCGTTTCTGTCCGTGAGTCTGTTGATGGTATCCTGCACCTCTTTTTCGTTTCCTCCAATACCGAAGAGTTTGCTGAATCCGCCGAAAGTCAGGGTATCCCATATTCCACCTACAGACTTAAAGACACTACTGAATATGTTACCTACGAAACCATCCAACCCCTGTGTCCCGATGGCATCTAAAAGAGAAAATGCAGCTCCAATTATACCTCCAAGTTTCTCGCTCTCTTCTGCAAATATGTCTACTATATTTCCGGCCAAATCACCGACCTGAGAGAGTGAAATTTCAGAATTTGAACCAAGCTGGGTAATGACGTTCGACAATGTGACAAGGTTGCTTGTCGTTTTATCTGTTGACTTTTGTACATTGACCTGAGCGTTCTGCTGTCTTTTCTGGGCATCATTCAGTTTCTTCGTGGCCGCTTCCTTCTGTTCATCTGTTCCGCTTCTCATGGCTTCGTTGTATTCCTCCTGAGCTTGTGACAGTTCTTCCTGTGCCTTGGCCAATTCGCTTAACTGTTCGGGTAGGTCGGCCAGCAATCCTCCTTTGTCGATAAGGGTTGACTGGATGTTGCTTAAAGCCTCGTCAATGACCTTCTTCTGGTCAACAGCCATATTCTTGTATTCTTCGGAGTTCTTGAAGTCCCTAAGCTGCTGCTTTACCTTGTTCAGGGACTTTTTGGATACCTTGTCCAAGTCACCGAAGATAAGTTCCCAGTTGATTCCCTGTTTCAGCTTCTCAAGATCAAGGGAGGAGAGTGCCTTATCCATTTCTTTTTGGAGTATGTCCTTGTCTCCCTGAGTAGTGGCCTCTGAGATTTTACGGGTGTACTCGGCTATGATTGCATCACGTTTCTGCATAAATGTACCATAGCTTTTCAGGTAACGTTCGTTGGCCTCGATTGCAGCTTGATTTTCAGTTTCTGTAATTTCGGCCAGACCTTTTTCACGCGACGTCATGGCATTAGACGCACGACTTCCTAATACTTCCCGCTGTTCAGACGTAAGCTTTCCTCCTTGCGCATCTTCCCATTTTTTGCGCTGTTTCCTAATTTCATCGATTTCTCGCTGGTAATCCAGCTCAATCTGTCTGCGCTTCTTTTCAGAACCTTCTTCCATCAGGTTGATTTCTTCCTGCTGATTGGTCCTGCGAAGCTGAAGGAGTTCTTCTGCAACCTGTTGCTGCTCTTTCTTTTGTCGCTCGGCATCTTTCTTCGCATCATTCTCTTGTTTGGCCAGAGTGTCTCCTGTTATACCACCGAGCGATTTATATGATTTTTCTGCCGCTTCCAACTCTTCTACAGCTTTCTTATAGGCTGACTCAGTACCTTTTTTAGCATCCTCTACAGCCTTTAATTTTGCTTCGTAAACAGCTTTTGCTTCTTTATATGCTTGCTGATACGACTTTTCCGATGCTTCCCTTTGCGATTCCAGGCCAAATATGGTGCCGTCAATCCCTTTTAGCGCTGCTTGCGCATTATTGAACCGTATTTGAACGTCAATAGGAATTGTTGCAAAAGGAAAATTCTTAATTTTTTCTTGCTCTTCCTGCAATATTTGTCTTGCTATATTGTATTCGCGTATAATCTGCTCACGATTACTTCTTGCTTCCATTAGCTTGACTTCTACAGGTTTCGAGTTTTCCTCTGTTTCCTTTTTCAGTCGATTATATTCGCTCAGGGCTGATTCCCACTTGTTAAGATTTGCTTTTGCTGATTCTATTTGTGAAGCAATTAATGGGGCACCTTGCCCGGCATTTTTTAAAGAAGCATTTAATGATTTTATTTTCTCCTCCCATTGTTGTATATTCTTTAGTATGTTTTCATAACTGTTCTTGTCTCGTTCCTTATTCAGTTCTTTATTTGCTTCTGCAAGATTGAGTACAGCCAGTTGTTCACGGGTATAAGCAGAAGAAAGTGCAGGAGAATACCTTTGCAGTTCCTCATAGGCCTTTATCTTTGAAAACTCTGTTTCTGTCTCATCTTGGATAACGCGTATCAGCTCTTCTATCTTTTTCTTGCGTTCCTCTTCCTGATTCGCAAAATTCTTTTGTTCTTCATTGAATTTTTGCTGTGCCTTTTCCGATGCGGTTGTGCTGTCATGAAAGGCCCACATAGTAGCAACAAGCCCGGCAAGAACCGTAGCTACCAGTACATACGGGTTAGCTTTCATAACCGTATTCAAAGCCTTTTGGGCTATCGTTTGAGCTTTAGTAACCAGTATTGCAAGTTCCATTCTGGCCGTTAATGTATCCTGAGCTATTCGCACTACAATAAGAGCGGTTTTATATGTCCCGTATGTAGCAATCAGTCCTATCAAAATCTTACCAACAGTTTCATAGTTCTCAATAAGACCTTTCAATCCTGAAATACCTGCAGAAGCAATTCCCTGAGTATCTTTTCCAATCTCATTCAACATTGTATCCCAAGCATCTCCAAGGTTACTCAACTGACCTGTAAGAGACTTAGACTGTTCTTGCATCAGGTTATAATAGATTCCTGATTCACTAGTCATATTTTTGAAGGCCTGTTCTACTTCTTTAAATCCTACCTTGCCTTCCTTTACTAAACCGGAAACTTCATCTTTTGTCACACCAAGCACTTTTGCCAGTTCCTCGTAGATGGGAATACCACGTCCTGCAAACTGACGAATATCGACAGCATAGGCCCTTCCTTGCGTCCTTAATGTGCCATAGAGATAGGCTATTTCACTAAGCTGGGAGCCAACACCGGCGGCTACATTCCCCAACATTACAAGCTCATCACCCACATTCTCGGCTGACGAGCCATAAGCAATCATTTGCTTGGCAGATGATGCCACCCCTTGAAGGTCAAAGGGCGTCTTTGCGGCAATATCCACCAGTTCCGACATCAGTTTATCTGCTTTTTCCTTACTTTTCAGCATGGTTGAAAAAGCAATTTCAAGCTGCTGGAATTGTCCTCGTACATTGACAAGTTCTGTGGCAAAGTTTTTCAAGGCAGTTACTCCACCTATTACACCAAGTACTTTGGTTAAGGAAACGGACATCTTTTCATTTGCTTCGACCGTTTCGCCGGCTTCTTCCTTAAAAGCTGCATATTCATCCTTCAGTCTCTTTACTGAAAGACGGGCTTCTGCCTGCTGTTGAGTAAGTCCAAACAAAATATCTTTCTGCTCCCTTAACTTATCGGTTTGAGCTTTTATCTGCTCCGACATACCGCTGGTATTACCACCCGACTTTACAGTTTCTCGGTATTTCTCTTTCAATAAAGTAAGCTCATTTTGTAATTGCCTAATGACACCCCTTTGTGAAGTAATATTTGCAGAGAGGTTGTTTACTGTTTGTGAAGCGCTGTAAATTCCATTTTTGAAATCACGCTCCATTGTAGCTCCAACTTTAGCCGCCTCGGTTACCAGCCCCATCATTTGTTGGCGAGCAGATGCCAATTGGGTTTCCAAAGCCCTTGCCGCTGCCGGAGATTTGTTCACGTCCATCTTTTTGAGTTGGGCTTCCAGCTTTTCACATTCTTGTCTTAGCTTTACGACCTGTTCCCAGTCACTTGATACACGGAATACGAGTGTTGCCATAAATAAAAATCTAAATATTAATGCTTAAAATTATGATATAAGCAAATAGTATTCAGACTTTTTGAAATCAAAAACGAAACAACTTGGCAATTGTCGTGTAATTTAACTTCTATTTTTGAATAATTAGACTCCATCTCGGAATAGAACAAAAAAGGCGCACCATTATGATGCGCCCGATTGTCAATTTGTTCTTTAATTTATATCAGAGCCTCACGGCTGGAATATCAAAACTTGACATTTGCCATTCTTTTAAGTATCTCATTGTATTTTGATTGTATGATAGCTCTTTGCTTTTCTGATGCTGTAATTATCTTTCCTTTATACTTTCGCATTACAGATTCATTTATACCTATTTCCTTTGCAAACTTACTTGCATTAATAAAAGGGAACGCTTCAAAAAATCCACTTAAGTCATACACATACTCCACAGAATAGCCAGCTTTATACCAACTTGGAAATTCACCATGTTTTTCTTTGTAATATTCTGCCTGTTCCTCTAAAACAGAAACAAAGTCCTCTTTCGCTTCTTGTTCTGTAAGCCCAAAGCCATACGCACCGTTTACATCTTCAGAATAGATAGAAATTCCTCCATCATCTGCTTTTTCAATAATAGCCTGAATCTTCTTCATAATCGTGTATTTTAAGTTTTGTCAATTAAATGCACCCACCGAAGTGGGTGCTGTTCTTTTACTTCTTTAACCCCGCCTTTTTCATCATGCTGTCAAGAGTACCTTTAGGTATCTCTTTGGCTGGATGTCTGCCTACAGGGATAAAGTAGTCAAAGTCGGGATGAACATACTTGTGATGTTTCTTTCCCTTTTCGATTGTCCAGCCTGCTGACTCAATCAATTTGTAAAACTCTGAAAACTTCATAAATCAAAGAACTTTTAATTGACAATGCAAAGGTAACATTTTCGTTACTATTAAGCAAGCTTTGTAACGTAAAAAAGTAACGTTTCTGTTGCTTTTTAACATTCTAATAGAGCCATATCTATTTCTTGTTTCTTCTTCTGCGTGAAGCCATATCCTTGCCTTTCACCTTCGTGACTTTTGTCCCGGTTACAGTATGAAGCTTGTCACGCTGCATTAATACTAAATTCCTGTATGGTATCTCATAGACCACTTCCCGGTATGACAGATGCAGATTTTCCATGAACGATGCAATCTGTCCCAAGAGAGTATCATTTCCTACGACCTCGGTTTCGCTGCCAGCAGACTTACGTTCCTCGCCAAGCTGACAGCTTTGAGAAAAACCTTTGAGTCAATCATAGAGAGTGCTTCATCTAAAGCATTTACGTTTTCTTCGTATGTTCCTTTGGCTAACTCTTCACTCAAGTTTTCGTCACCAGCTATCAGCCAGGAGAGAGCCTTGCTGTAAGCCTCGCTTTCTCCAAGGGAGAGAAGCACTTCTTTCAAATTGTCTGCTTCTTGTACGCCTGACAAATGGGAGATTGCCCCGGCCAGCTTGTGGATAGTAGGAGGGTAGACCGTGTAGGCTTTCCCAGCGACAAACACCGTTCTGAAATCACTTCCGATAATGGATTCAGTTACTATTTTTGCTCCTTGATTCATTCTGATAAAAGATAAAAATTAAGGGGTGAAGCCATAAAGCCCACCCCTGTTATGGAATTCAATCTCTACCTATTGGATAGGCATTAAGCACCTGCTTTTACTTCAGATGAGTCAAACCAGTATTCCGGTGCAACTTCTGCATTTTGTGGTTCCAGTTCCACCGCACTTACAGGAATACCGACAGCCTTGTCTGTTGTGGCTTCACGTGCACCGATGTCAGCACGGGGAATCACACAATACTGGTCATCGTCAGTCAAAGCGACAAGTAACTTCTCAATGTTTACCTTGCCTCTTGCTCGTTTCCAACCCTTATCAGTGTTAATTACATCACCACCCATGAGGTCTTTCTTGGTCGGATAGTCGTACTCACCAATGGTGAAGTTCACGGTTACATCGCCCATTTCCTTATCACTACGATAAGTCTGACCGGTAAGCTGGTTCTTGTAGTTAGTGCGGCTTGCTTCCGCTTCTTCAAGTGTCCATGTATCCTGATGGATATTCTTCACCTCTTTTAAGGTTTCACCTTGTAAAAGAGTATATAAAGCCTGCCCAGTCAAATCTGCTGTGATAGCATTTGTCTCGCCATACCAAAGTTTCTTGATATTCACAGCTGTGATTTTCTTTGATTCTGCCATATTATTTCACATTTAAAACTTCAAACAAAATTCTTACATTCACATAGTGACACTTTAAGGATGTGTCTTCCTCAATTCCGATTGACTCGATGGAATAATGATAGGTTGTTCCGTCATAGCGTCCGGTCACTCCGTCAAACAATTCTTGCGCCTGTTTCTCCAGCTCGTTCAGACGTATTGTGTTAGCTTCACCTTCTTTCAAGTCAGGAACGCAAAGGTTCACTTCTACGAAAGACTTCTTCCAGTACGTCTCCGGTTGCTGCTTCTTAGAGTGAATGACAATCCTTTCGGACTTCATCGGCCCCGTCAGCTTCTTACCGTGTGGAACGATGTCAATTTCAAAAGGCTGGCAATCACGATAGAGTATGTTCGCTATGTCGGTGGTAACTATCATTTTATTTCCTCCTTTAATCGTTTCTCAGCATATAATGCCCCTCCACTTCTCACTCTGAAACCCTTGCTTTCCACATTGGACGCATAATGATACCCTTGGGGGCTTGCTGCATCATTGTACAATGTCAGACTACAATCGTCCTCAACATTGTGTTTATTTGACCTACGGAGTGTTTTTGTCCTGTCCTGATAAGAGCCATCCTTCACATCGTATTCATCAGCCTCATTGCCAACTTTATCTACGATGTCACGAATTTCACTTATTCCTTGCTCGAAAAAGCTATCCACGTCCGAAAAATCAAACTTTACAGCCATATCTCTGAGTAACCAAAATAATTCGTATTCTTCACCATGTAAACCTTGCCAGTTCCACGGATATTCTCACCATCCATACATCTGACCTCATCACCAGCCTTCAGTGAGGTTTTCTTTTCACAGACTACGTGATAATTCGGTCGGAACACCTCACCGTTCTCCGAAGTAAACTCCTTGGTCGAGTTATCATCACAACGGCATTTACACACGTCCTGCCAGCTTTCACCACCGGTTCCGGGGATAGGTCGGCCAAACTCGTCTGTTTCCATCGGAGTAAAGACCTTAACCTGTAATGTATGTGGAGCAAATATCATAGGAATCTGACTTTAGGTTTATCGCTTAACGTATCTTCAAGACCATACTTCTTGCACAAGAAAGAATAGTATTCCTTTACGCCTTTTGTATCCCATGACATAGAGAAACCGTTCTCACTGATGGAAGTGGCACGGAGTAATAGAGAGGGGATGAACTTCGCCATAGCCACTGAAACAAGTCCGATGTTTGACGGGCCCATCTCATCCTCTCCGCTTACTTCTGAAGAAAAACTTATCTCCAAAAGGTCAGCCTCCGACAAGTTGATGCCGAAGGTCTGAAACTTCTGTGATATGTAGTCATTTACTGTCATGCGTTCATGGTTGACAAATCAAAGTTCACAATCAGATTCGGGTTCGTAATCTGAGGAATCCACTCTGCAGTGTATTCCAAATAACGACCGTTCTTGTCCTTGTAACCGGAAATAAGCATATCACCGTCTGCCTGGGTGTAGTTACGTCCCGGTACGCCGTCCACTGCTTCGTACGGAGTGTGGAAACGCATATAACCGACCTTATCCTGCGGAAGCAAGGTGATACGGTCGTCGGCGTAAATCTGCACGTTCTTCCCGGTCTGGTCTTTCACGTAATCTTCCTTGATTTCAATGGCCGGAAGCCCGATGCCAGTGAATACTTGGGAAGCCAGTTGAGATGTAATCAAACCAGTTGAAAGATACATCTCATTTCCTGTAAGCTGCATCTTGAACTTGTCACCAAACTCAGCCGACCCGATGATATTCTTCACGAAAGTTCCTCGTGACATAATCATCTTCTGGAAATTACCGTAGTCCGCTTTCAGTGCATTAATCTGCTGCTGCAAATAGGTGATGAAGTTCGTCTTCGCACCAGTATCAGGCTTGATGAACTTGAACGGCAATTCAATGTTGAGAAGGTCAACGCCTCCGGCATTGTCGTCCTTGTTCTTAACAGCTGCTTCTCCGGTCATCAGAAGTGAACCTACGATAATATCCATGCGCTTGTGAGCTGCCAAAAGTACCTGGCGGTAATCGTCATAGATGAAATTCACGATTTCCTGCATGGCTGCTACCTGGTCGGCAGGTTTAGCTGCATTGAACTTGTCAATCAAGTCCTGAAGCTCAGACAAGCGGTCAATGGAAATCTGGTAAGCATCGCCAAGATAAGCGATTTCACCATATCCTGAGCCGATATTCCGGCGTTCACGGATAGGCTTCTCACCATAACGAGAGTTGATAGAACCGGCCATCACGCCCGTAACTTGTCCGATGTAGTCCTTGAACACACGAGTAGTCGTTCTACGGAAATCGAGGTACTGCTGCCAGTAGATTGTATCCTTACGAGTCTGAAGGACACGCTGAATAACGGCGTTAACGATGTTGGGGTCGTTAAACAGAGTATGAATAGTTAGCATCATATATTAGTCCTCCTTTCTTTATTTGCTTGCAATTATACCTGCTGCTCTCAACGATGCTAGAAGAGCATTAATTTTATCTTTCTCATCACCACCTGCTGCATCATCAACTTTTGCACCCTGCTTTACCAATCCCAAGGTACTTGAGTTAGCTGCCTGATAGGTAGTGTTATTGTCCGTCCAAGGTACTTCTACATACGCCTTTCCACCTTCCAATGCTACTGGATATTTCTTTCCGCTTTGAGAGAATCCCAACTGAATACCTCCCATCACAGAATCAGAAGCTTCTGGCAGTTCATACGAAACACCAGCCGGGGATTGCACGCCTGCAGCGTTGAACTGGAAATGCGGCATGTTAGCCTTATCAATGTCAGAGAAAGGCATAGCCAATTTGGTAGGCTCAATTTCAAATGCTCGCATCAAAAGAGCAACTAATACAACGCCTTCTTCTACTTGTACTCTTCCGTACAAAGCTGAGTTAGCAACTACCTTTGGAGTAGTACCGCTTACAGCTGTAGCTTCATAGAGTACAGTACCAACTTCCACTGTTTCGCCAAAGTCGGCAGCCAGTGTCAACTTATCGAAAGCTTTGTCTGATTTGTCAATACTGTTGATGGTAGCTCCATGAGAACCATTACCCAGATGCATACCCACATAAGCCAAAGAGTTTTTCTTGATCTTCAAAGTGGTATTGGAACCGGTGGTAAACTTTTCATAGACTTCTACACGGATGGCCACCTGAGCGGTTTTCTTTACTAAGTCGGCGGCAATGGGAGTGAAGGATGGAAGAAATGAACCAGCAACAAGGTTGGTCGTATCCAGCTTGTAAGGCCCTCTGCGTCTTACTCCGGTAGAAACATCATAGCGTTCCTCGATGGACGGTTCAGGCTCAATGTTGTACTTAAATCCTGCTGACATAAATTACTTGTTTTGTTGTTCGACAATAGATTTTGTGTCCGCCTCAATCATTTTGGCGAACTCACTCGCTTCTTTCTCCTGCTTCTGTTCGGCAGTCTCAGGAGCTTTGGAGAACTGAAACCCGTTGTTAGACATATCCTGCTTCATGTCCTTGAAATAAGTATCCAAGTCCGTGTTCTCAGGAATGTTGCGGTCTTTCAGCATAAATTCGGGAATACCGTACTTCTTCGCCACTGCTGAAATCTGAGAATTGCGCTGCGCCTGCGCTTCATTTTCCTCCATTTTGGCCAGCTTGTCGGCAAACGGCTTGATACCGGCGGCAATGCCATCGGCAATCATCTTTGCGATGTCTGTCTCCTGCGGCTTTGGAGGGTCGTTTGGTTTCGGTGGTTCTGGTTTCGGATTCTCGATTGGTTTTCCGTCTTTCAGTCCATGCTTCTTCTCGTAGTTTGAAACAGCGGAAGTCTGCGCCTGTCCTGCACGGAAATCACCATAGTTTTGCATCACGTCCTGAAATGAGATACCCTCAACGATGGAGGTCACCTTCGTTTCGTCCGTTACACCCTCTGCCTTCTTTGTGGCGATACGGGTGAGTGTGGCAGTGTCCACCCCAGCGAATTTCTGTTGCAGTCCTGCCAAGATTTGTTCAAAGATTGTCATACCGTATGAGTTTGATTAATAATTTCATACGGTAAATTTACTTATAGAGAAAGGGAAGGGGAAATTTTAAGGCTAACGATACGAAACAATTAGGGGAATGTTCGTTTTTAGACAAAAAGAAAGCGTGACTACTAGGGTAATCACGCTGGAACATCATTCAATTATACTTTTAAAATTTCAATATAGCTGCTTCTATTTCTTTTTTGTCAGAATCTTTTACGTTCCTCAAAGCATTCAGGAAAGGTAAAATTAAAGAGTCATCAACCATGAACCAGACTGGATTTTTAAATAATTTTGGGTATCCGGGATCATCTCCATAGCCATTCCATCTCATTGCCATTCTTCTTTCCCCATTTTCCCAAATACCTATCGCTATAGAAAAATCATCATTTTCAAATACAACATTCTCAACCTTAAAATTACTTGGATTTACATCTTTTGCTTTCATTGTACTATCCTCCATTATATTTAATTAATAATCATAACAAATTTATAGCTGCCAGTTCCTCTGTCAGCGCGTTAATACCTTTCTGAATCTTCTCCAACTGCTGTTTACGGGGTTTGTGTACTCCAGCCGCATAATGCCACAACTGACGCTCATTAATTCCAGTTATCCGGCTCAAAGCAGCTTTAGTAAAGATACTGCTGTAATAGTTGATGAAAGTGGCAGCATCTATCTTGAACTTCAATGTGAACTCTCCCTGCAAAATTTCCACTGGAGCGATGTTCATCTCCTTGCATGACTCCAGGTAAAGTTCAACAGCTTCCTTCATGTTCTTCTCGATTTCCTTTACGTCGTTACCGACAGTAATCACCGGAGCACCTTCAATATAGGCACTAAGATTATTACCAGCATGTTCTACAATCACTTCTACGGTTTTCATACTGACCTCCTTTTTATCGTTAAACAAAAGAGGCGGGGGCTATTTTAGCCCCGCTTGCCTCAGAATGTTGTAATAAGTGCCTTTCTCAACGCCTTTCTTGCCGTGGTCGGGGACAATCACTACATGGCTACCATCAGTGTAAACCATGTGACTGCCTTTCTGCCTCACGAACCAAAAGCCATTTTCAGTAAGCAGCGTTACAACGTCTTTAACTGATTTGTAGCTCATAGCGTTTAAGACTTAATTACGATGCAAATATAGTAAAATAACGAATAATCACAAAGAAGTATTCATGTTTTTACTATGATAAAGAAAATAGCGATACCTCGAAAGATACCGCTACTCAAATAGTCAATATTTTAGATTTATATCATTCTGTTTTGTATTATCCCCGTAAATATTCTGACTGGGTTGTTCTATTCTTCAGATTTACTGCTGGAACTTTTAAGAGAGGAAAGCTGTTTCTGCTTCTCGATGTCGTTCTTCTGTTTCTCAGATTGCTCTTCCTTGATGGCTTCAATCTCATCCAGAACTGCATCCACGTTCCCCACAAAGGTAATGGCCCGCTGTTGAGACCAGATTTCACCGTCCTTGGCCTTGATAGCTGTGTCTATCTTGTCTTTGATGTCCTCCAGCTTATACGGCTGCATCTGCACATCCACATCGATGGTTTCGGAGGCTTCTTCAAGGGTGGAATTCACGGAACCCAACGCGGAGACAAGGAAATTTACACGTCGTTGCATGAACTCGCCGACGATCTCGTTCAGATTTTCTACGTTAAGGTGGGTGGACATAAACACATAATCGAAAGTCACACCGGAAACGGCGTTTCCTGTACCTTTCAGGGAGTCAAAAGAGATTCTGGGTGTATTGGTCAGTCCATATATCTGGCTCAGCAAGGTTTCTACCTCGAACTTGACAGTATCAGGTACCTGTGACCAGGTAAGATACTGGGCATTTGCTCCCTGGCCGGTCAGCTCGACAACACGGTTCTTGAACTCACCTGAGAAATTCTCCACGTTACCAAAAAGCATGAGGATAGGGAAGAAGTGGTAGTCGATACAGTCTGCATAGTTTGAGAGAAGCTTCTCCAGTCTTACACGGAGGCTCTTTATCTTTTCACAGTACGCTTCCGGACGGTACATATAAATCACCGGCATCTTCTTGAATCCATGTGCAAATGAGCCTTTGTCAGTCCAGTTGCTTGTCAGTTCCCACTGATAAACCATGTCCTTGGTAATGGTCATGAAGCAGGTAATCTCCACGTCATTCAGATCTTTCTTCTTGTATTCACGGGACAGGGCCACCAAATCCCCCTGGTCATTGAAGAAAGGGTAGAGCTTGTCGCCACGGAACGGAGACCAGATGGCACTCTTCAGACGGTATTCAGGTTTTGATTTGCCGAAGATTCCTGAAATCTTTCGTTTGAGCTTTGCCCAGAAGCCGTCATCCTTCACCACATACCAGTATTCGGCCACTTCCTGCTCGGCCAGCCATGCCCGGACTACTTTCTTGTTCTGGTATTTCAACTTGTTCTTCTTGAACACCTGCTTCAATGTGGAAAGAAGGCTTTCTTCCGATTCATCCGGCTGGCAATCAAGGACCGGTTCTGTTCCCACGGTGAAGGCTGTCTGAATATTCACGATGTCCTGCTCGATAGGAAGAGCAATCCTGTTCGGGTCAACTTCTTTCCTTACCGCCGGCTCAACATATTCTTTCCCGGTTGTAGGGTCTGTAATCCGTTTCTCAGGCTGGGTCGTAATTTTGATTTTCGGGTATTTCTCTTCATCTATCACTATCTCGTGCTTGTTCGGATTCCAGTCGTTGTAAAGAGCGTGAGCGTTTGGTTGCTCGGTCTTTCGTCCTTTTTTCAGATAGTAGATTTTTCTCTCTACTTCCGGCATAGCTAAAATTTCTTCTATAGTCATATCTCAAAGTTTAATGTCCAAATATTCCTGAAACGTCTTTGGGTTTCATAATTCTACCGAGAAGTTCTCCCAGCACATAGTAGCGTGCAGCGTCAATACCGTGGTTATCGTGGTCTTCCGGCTCGTTGATGTAGTTTCCGTCCTTATCCTTTGCCCAAACATAATTTCTGAACTCCCGTTGAAGATTGTAAGAACGCCTTGTAATGAAAATTTCCATACCCTGCATCTTGTCAATACCGGCATTGACAGATCCTTGTCCCTTCTCTACCGGATAAATCCGGATGCCACCGTTGTGTATTTCCTGTATCAGCCGTGGGTCAGCACTGTCGGCAATTACCTTCAGATTCCAGGGACGGAGAGTCTTTATAATATCCCCAGATAATAATCCAGTTCTATAATCCAGCTCATCCAAATACAGTGCATTGTCTATGATTCCACATCTGATAGCTGCTGTAGGATCATTGGTATAACCAAAATCCAGCCCGATTCCGACCTTCTTGCACCACATTGGGAACTCATCCACGATACCCCATTTCTTGAACACGGCACCTTCGGCCACGTCCGCCCAACGTCCGATAACCACATGAGCGTACTTCTCCGGATTCTTCTCTTTCATTTCCTTGACTTCTCTCAGGAACTCAGGAGAAAGGTTCTCTATATTGTCGAAGTAAGTCGTATGGATATGAAGTACATTCGGATGGGTGGAAATCTGTACCTGGACGCCGTCAATCTCCACCAGCCGATGAGTATTCTCGATGTATTTCTTGTAGATGAAGTGATTGGAGTCACATGGATTCATGATGATGATAATCCGGTTCTGAATTCCCTTCTTACGGATGGAGAGCATAATCTTGTCAAACTCTTCCTCACTGGTCCATTCCTCTGCTTCATCACAAACAAAGGTGGTGATACCCTGAATTGATTTCAACTTTGCCGTCTGATTCCCGGAAGAAGTCTTGATACCCCGGAACATGATACGACTGCCGGTCATCCGGTTTACAATATCGGTTTTAGTGGTCTTGAAATACTTTGTTGTTCCATCCAAATCTATCTTTTCCATCATCTCTGGAATGATAGACATCCCGGCAGATACCATCGTGTAACGGGTATAAAGAATCTGGTGGACTATCTTCTCTGTGGGAGTCATCTCGAACGTCAGCCGCTCTATGAAGGTAGAAGCGTTGAAAGACTTCCCCGAACCACGACCACCGGTAATGAGAATGATAAACTTCTCGCTATCGGTATATAGCGGATGATATATCGCTTGGGGTACAATCATTTCAGTTTGTCTTTAATCCATGAGTCAATAGAAATTCCGTGGTCAATATCCTTTGGAATATCTGCATCTTCGTCTTCTCGGTCTCCAAAACCTTCTTTTCTTCCTAATGTGGAAAGTAAATAGCGAATCATATACCCATCTGGACGTTCACGCCATCCGATAAAGTTTCCATTTTCATCTTTCTCAGGGATACCAAGCGCAAGTACACGTGCAGATACAAGGCATTCATCTACCAGAGAACCTCTTTCGTCGGTGATAGCATCTTTGAACTGGCTGTCTGCTCTGGCCCAATCATACACGGTTTTTCGGGTTACATTGAATACAGCAGCAACTTTAGAGAGATTTCCACCTGTTTTATGAAGGACCTCTCTGAATTTCGATATGTCTGGCTTCTTTCCCATGCGCGCGTATCTGTTTATTTTGATTACTCAATCAATTTCAAAACCTCTTCTCCTTTGGCAAATTTTTCATCCGTACTGATACCCAACAAATCACAAAAATCTGATTTTGTCTCAAAAGAAGAAAATGAAAGTATTATATAAGCATCTTCATCCTGCCTGTGCTGAAATGCAGATTCTTTTACTTGTTGCTTTACCGCTTTCATGTGTTCTTTCTTCTCTTCATATGGCAGTGCAGCATCTTCAGGAATAGGATTTTTTATACTATCGAAGTCTGTTGGCAATAACAAGTCATCTAATGACTCTGATAAGGAATTGGCATCAACTTCACTTATCGCAAGTATATCATTCAACTCATCAGGACTCAACCCGACTTCGGAATAGTCTATATCAGGCAAATAACTCGCGAGCAAATCTAAATCAGGCTTGGTGTTTCCTACTGCCATATAAGTAAGCTGTTCCTTTTCTTTTTTTTCGTCAAGGTTCACAACCTCCACTTTTACCTTATAGTCTGTATCAGAAGTACCATCGTATTTGTAATACATATCCATAGCCTTGATACGCCTGTGCCCATCTATTAGGTTTCCGCTTAATTCATTCCATACAATACCACCAAGAAAACCGACTTTTTGCAGGTTTTTCTTTTGCAGTCTAATACGTTCATCCGAATGCCTCTTAGGGTTTATCGGATTCAGATTTATCTGCGAACGTTTTATTATTCTTGTCTCACTTTGTTTCAGTTCCTTCATAATCATGCTCAAACAACAATCGTTCTACCATAGGGTATTCCTCTATAATCTTTTTCAAGTCTGCCGGGAAATTACTTCTGAGCCACAAAAGATAGTTCATATCGCTTATATTCGTTCCTGCCGACTGGCTGTTACCGTATTTCTCCGGCTTTATAAGACTTTTCTTTTCGATATAGTTCAGAATATCAACATTCTTGTAAGCTGATAGGGGATAACATTTCTTTTGCGCTTCATTGATAGCTTCATCTTTGTACGTCCTTAGCATCAACCGTCTGTTCATTGAGTCGGATTGTTTGAACCCGAAAAATGCCCAGTCTATATGATATTTTTCTCTGACTATCTCTGTAAGCTGCGCCATACTGTACTGCCTCTGCTTTTCGTTCTTTATACAACCCATGTAACCACTCTTACGATATGAATATACCGCAAAGTGAGGCACTTGTATGAACTTCACATTACCATATTTCTTGCAGGTGTAGTTGATGTATCTGTTAATATGCTGCAAGTCCTTGACTACATACATGTAAACACATACTATCTCTTTGAAATAGGGGTGCATAAGATCTAAAAGGGCTATACTGTCCTTACCCGATGCTGAGTGAAACAATATAACCCTATCTGTCAGCTCTGAGACTTGTTTAATTATGCTTATAGCCTTCTTCATGATTAAACAACTCTACCGCCAACTGCTCTGTTGATTCTCGCTCTCTGAGCAGCGTTTGTGCCCATTGATTGAAAACGTCCAGCTTCATAATCAGCTCTTGTTCGGTACGTTCTACCGTCTGAAGCTGTTGCATAAACTTCTGCCATAATCACTTTTTTTAAGTTACACAATCTTTTACCTATATGCAGACAAAGCCGCATAAAGCGGCTTGACCTTTTTTATTTCAATCCATCATGATTGATTATTTCACAAATATGCAAGTAGTAGAATAACGGCGTTTCTTCGGGTGGATTCTTCTTGAACTCTTCTAACTGCTCATCAAACTCATGAAAGCCAAATTCTTCTTGCATGAACTTTATACCTTCTTCAGTAACCTCGCCAATACCGATTTCATCTATCGCCACATCAAGAAACCACGGGGCACCTGTGCTATAAAAATGAATTGCTTCTATATCAGTACGCAGAATAGGCTGGCACTCATTTTCACGTCCTTCTTTTCTCAATCTCTCGTTTTCTTCAAGTTGCTTGAAATTTGTAAACATCTTTTCGTATTTAGAACTTAGCTTACGAGCTTCTATAACTTTCTTGCCATTGAGAATATCCAAAGCATTAGCCTTCGTCATTATCAGCGAGTAGGCTTCTACTTCTTGGCCATTATATTTGATTGTTTTCATTTGATTATTAATATTTTACTATTCAAAAATAGTATATACTTACCTCAAAACAGAATAAATTGCTAGTACATACGAAACAATATGCCAATTGTTTCATTTTATACACACGCCAACTTAATGACGTGTGTATGAACGGTTTTTAAGCTGCCGATTTACTGTTTACTAAATCAAGTATAAACTTTCTACCAAGTTGCGTCCAACACAAGTATTGCTTTGCAACCTGCATACCAGTGGTATCACTTGTATAGGTGTGTGTCCTGTACTTGTCATAACCTAATCCCCTGTATTTGGCATAAAGCATGTAAACCCCATTCTGGTTGTACAATACGCCTAAATCTTTTAATATCTTGTACAGCTTTTTGGCACTCATGCCAAGTTCGTTGGCTATGATATTTGTTGTTATCAATCCTTCGCTTTGAAGGACATTGTCGAAGTAGGCAGCTTTTGGCGCCATCAGTCTGTTCTGTTCTTCTACCAGATTCTTTTCGGTTTCAAGTACAGATATTCGTTCTTTCTGCCTTTCGATGGTTGAGTTTGCTAACAGGATGGCTTTTGCCATGATTTCTTCTGGCGTATCATCCGATTTTACTGCCATATAACCGCCTTTAGTTCGGATTTCTTTCAGTATGGCTTTTACGCCTTTCTTGAACTGTTTGGCTATTGGCTTGCGGCTTTGCATCAGGACTTCATATAAACCGCTCTCTGTCAGCATCCAGACTTGACGGTTCTGACCTGACCGGAATAATGTTCCGACCAGCCTTTCATCTTCGTCTACTGTATTTACGAGTTTATTAAGGCTGCTTACATCGTATTCAATCCACTCTGCTACATCTTTAGCAAGAAACAACGGATTCTCTGCATTGCCGTAAACGGTAAGTTCTTTACCTAATAAAGTTGTTCTCTGTAAAACCTGTATCTCATTCATATTTTTTGAATTTAAGTTACCAATCTGACTCTTTACACACTCTGTCAATTCTTTATTGTTTGCGAAATACATCAAAGCTATCCCGATTTCTAGATACTGGCCGAAATACATGATTTCTCTTAGTTTCAATCCGTTTTCGGCTGCATACGTTTTTATTTGCAACATGTTCTTTGATTTCCATTCGCTTATGCTTATCCCGACATCAGAATTAAGCCCCTTGCAAGAAATATATATCCTGCCATTGTAGGTACAATAAGAAATTTGCTTATCTTTGTACCGTATGAATTGGGATTCATTTATGGTTTCTTTGTTCATACGCTGTAAAACCTGAATTAAACATATCCTCATTGATGGCCGGTCAATTCATCAATGAGGATTTTATTTTGACCGTAGTAGCAAGCTGGGATTTGAACCCATGCACACCTGAATGTCTTGCCTTGACCTGTCACGCCTGACATATAAAAAGGCAAATCTTAAAAGAGGTCTAAAGTGGCAGTTTACCCCTTGAAAGAAATGCCTTGAATATCTTTGCAGCGCAACTGCCACGAAGCGCATTTCATTCTATGGCAAAATTACCAACCGCCAAATGTTTATCCTAAAAATTGCCGTAATCAGAACAAACATTTGGCTGATTGTTTCAAAATAATCGTGTGAGGGATTTACATTGCAGTTTTCATCATGTTTGGATTAAAGCCTTGCATAAGATTACCTTCGCAGTCAAAAAAGGTGTCTTCTCGTAGCAGACTACCAATAAGTTCATTTGCAAGCCTAAATATCGGGTAAACTTCATCATTAGAGTCTATCATGCCATCTTTACAACATTTCTTTTCACTCAGAGAACGCAACAGCCAAAGTGTTTTCATGTAATACTGGTATTTTTCGGGGTTGTTGAACATTCGTTTTAATAACATAATGTTTGATTCAGTTATTACTGTTTCTTGTTTGTTAGTAAATGTTATCTTGTGCAATTCAGGATTAAAGTCTATAATTCTCATAAGTCATATTCTTTTAAATGTTAATACTAAGCTATCTTTATAAGGTTGCATTTTTTGAAACAACGCCATTCTTCTTTTTCACAATCGAAATACACCTGGCAGTTATCTGCTGTTTTCTTTGTACCCTTTGTCTCTGGTATTCTGCCACTCATTAAAGTACCGAAAGCCTGACGCAGTGTGCCGTCTGTTTTCTTGAAATAGAACTCAACCACCTTCTTATGAAGCAATGCACGAAGTTTGATATTAGTCCAAGCGCATTTCAATGCTTCACTCATTGAATAACCGTTCTTGCGTACAAATGACCAAGCAAGGTTCATAATCTCTTTTAATAGGTTTCTCTTTTCTGTTGCCATAGTTCTTATATTTATTAGTTCTTTAAATGCTGTTTAAATTTTATGCTGCAAATATAATTGATATTTAAATTATAGAACAAGCTTTCATAGTTAATAAAATCTAAATATAAAATTGATATTTAAATTATTTGCTTATTATTTAAATAGTAGATATTTTTGTGCTATAAAACTAAATTTAAATGAGAATTAAAGAATTGTTGCGAGAAAAAGGAATTACCGCAAAAGAACTGGCTTCTAAAATCGGTATGACTGAAACTGGGTTAAGTATCGCTATGGGAGATAATGGAAACCCACCATTAAAGAGATTAGAACAGATTGCCACCGCTTTAGGTGTGCCAGTAACAGAACTCTTTGATAAACCCAAAGAGGGAGTTATACACTGTCCTCACTGCGGTAAGGAGATAAAATTGAATCCGAATGTTTAATTTTAAATTTAGAATTATGAGAAAAATACTATTTATTTTATTGCCCACGTTTTTACTTGTGGGCTGTAAATCTCGCGAAGAAAAGGTAGCAGAACTTATAAAACAAGAAATGTTCAAAACCCTTTATGATTTTGAGAGTTATGAACCTGTTGAAACTAAAATAGATAGTGCATTTACATCTATATATACAGATTCAGTAATCAAATCTTATGCTTATATAGCACGCTCATTTCTCGATGACGTACAAGAAGGACTTGATAAAGTAAAAGATGCGCAAAGAACAGCAGAAATATGGAGAGATAGCTATTCATCTTATGGGAGGGGCAAGTATGAAGAAGCATACAATGAAATGAGAGAACATTTAGATGAAGTTAAATCAAAAATGAGTATTGTAAATGGTTATACAGATTCAATAAGAAATGCTTCTGTTGGCTTTAAACCTGAATTTTGCGGATGGAGGGTTAAACATAGATTTAGATGTAAAACCAAAGGTGGTAATTTTGATTTAGGCGATTATATTTATATTGTTGATAAAAGAGTAACTAAAATTATATATAAAGAAGACCCTGATGATGAATATACTAAAAAAGTAAATGGGTTAATTGAAGAAGCTGTTAGTTCAAAAAATGAACAGGAAGAAACTGATAGTGTTAGTGGTGCAACATCAAATATTTAAACACGATTATTCCAGCCCCGTTCCTTATGGTTCGGGGCTTTATCCTCTAAGAATCAAAATAGAGAAAGGAAAATAACCATGACAACAAACGAAATAGACAAATTAAGCCTTGAAAAAGCCCATGCCTTATTTGAAACAGGTGATATAGATAAAATTGGAGTAGGAACGGTGAAAGGATTGTGCGAGATTCACCGCTACTTGTTCGATGGCTTGTATGACTTTGCCGGAAAGGTACGTACATTGAACATCGCCAAAGGAAACTTCCGTTTTGCCAACTGCTTGTATCTTGATGCAATTCTCCCGGTTATAGAGAAGATGCCGGAAACGACATTTGATGAAATCATTGCCAAATATGTGGAAATGAATATCGCCCATCCATTTATGGAAGGCAACGGGCGAGCCACCCGTATTTGGCTGGATATGATATTGAAAAAACGTCTGAAAAAAGTAATAGACTGGCGCAATGTGGATAAAAACCTGTATCTACAAGCTATGGAACGCAGCCCTATAAATGATTTGGAACTCCGGGTATTGTTGCAACAGGCATTAACAGACCAAGTAGATGACCGTGAAGTAATATTCAAGGGGATTACTCAATCTTACTATTATGAGGGATATGAAGCATAAAACTAAAGCCGGAAGCATAACGCTCCGGCTTTTCTACTTTTGTAATATTTTATCCAGCATTAGCAAAGACCTTTGGATAGTTCCTTTTCTGGTATTGAATTCTCAGATACCCAATAAGGCTTTCATAGTCGGTCAAGAAACCTTCATTGACCAAATCAGCAATCTTCTTTTCAAGCTGCCACAATTCACGTTGTTTTTGTTCCTCACCATGCTTATTACGTAGCATCTTTTCATGACTGTTGAAGATAACCCAGTTCAAGGCTTCACCGACCTTCTGCATGGCTTTAGGCATAAAGTCTTTGGGAACGATTTTCATGATGGCAGAAGAGAGTTCCCTATAAGCGTCCCCAGCATCATTCCGGTAACGAATCATTTGGTCAGAAACGAATTTGATTACATCATATTTGAATGACGCATTTAGCCACATAGCCAAATCAATGAACAATACAGGATGAACCCAGGTTCCACCGCATTTACCACGTGAACTTAAATAGGGAGAATTTTGCCCATTTAGATTTTCTTTTTCAACGATGGTAGCGATTAATTCCTTGGTTGATTCATTTTCAAAGTATTTCTTCAATTCTTTGTTTGAGGAGTTTCGTTCGTTCCATAACTTTACAAGCCTGGTAGCATTGAAATAGCCGTCAACGGTGCGTTGAATAACTTCTAAATTTCCCATTTGCCTTACCATTTCTTGATTTGTTTTCATGTCTCAGTGAATCTTAGATTAAAAAATTACCCCACCAAAGGCAAGCTCCTCACTTCTTACCGATGGCAGGGTTTATACTTTTCAGCCATGAGGATAGCTGTTATTATCTCTTTGAGACAAAGTTACCAACATGGTGATTTTTAGCCTAAGATTGCTTAAACCAAGAACAAACAATTGGTAAAATGTTTCATAAAAATACCCCGAGCCTTTCGGAACGGGGTTACTTGATTAGTCCTTTGATTTTCAGCCTTTCTAAAATCTGGTTGTAAAGGTACTCTATATCCTGCCGGAAATCCTTATACTGCTGGTAGATAAAGGAAACATCAGCGATATTGTTTGATATTACACACGGGGAAACATCCGGGAACACACCGGAAATCTCTGCCCGGATACCGTTCGGCAGCCGTCCGCCGGCAAGCACACTAGGGGCGAACAAGAACAACACGATAAAGAGGAACTTCTTTCGCTGGGTGACGCTATCTGGATTGGGAGGACAGGCCATTCCAGAGAGAATCTCCTTAAACCATTCATAAATCTCCGGGATGAGAGTAAAATCAGTCAGGATAGGGGAGGATAGTTCCTGCTCACGTTCCGATAATCTTGATTTTTGTTCACGTATTGATTTCAGCTCCACGATTGATGAAAATTCTTTTGTCATAGCACGATTTATTTAGTTGGAAATTCTTATATTTGCATCAAAATCGTGTGGGGGAGTTGGCTTCTAATCGTGTGGGCTGGCTCCCTTTTTTATTTTATGCCAAGTGATATGCGTTCAGGATGGCGAAAGCGTAGATGATAACCGTAACCAGACTGTCCAGGAACACCGCCCATGCTCCCAGCTTTTGGATCTGGCTGAAGCTCATAATCAGGACAACAAGGAAACACACCCACTGGCTTGAAAACAATCCCATCCCCAGCAATAAAAGTCCGATGGTATCCATGAAGAATGCAACATGAAGCCACGGATGCGCCATCAGATACCATCTTTTTGATGCCTTATCCAGCTTCTGAAAGACTTTTACATGTCGGTATAAGGAATTTACATCTGAACAGCTTTGCAAGCTCGTACAAGGCTTGTATGATGATTAAGGCGTAGAATACATGTTTCATGGTCAGTAGCTTTTATCTCCGTGCTTATACGGACGAAGTTCATTGTATTTCATTTTCTGCTTGATGTGCCAGAAGATGTCGATATTTCTGTCCCGGCAGAAAGCGAATATCTCATTCAGGAGGATAAATGGTTCATCCCTGTAGAAGTTGTCGGTGACATAGACACAGATTCTAAACATGGACTCCGTGAAGGTCATATCAGAGTAATCTTCCGTATCGCTTCCTTCGTAGTCGAAGCTATCTAAATCATATCCTCTCAGTCCGGCCAAATCCAACATACGGATACAAGCATCGGCAAGTTCGTCCTCCACGCTGTCTTTAATATCTTGCTTGAAAGCGTACATGAATTCCCCATCATCACGTTTCCTTTGTTTCATGCAATATTCAAAATTAGCCCGGTTAGCGTGCATTCCTTTCCGATCTGCCTCCACCGCTTCCATAAGTTCGGATATGACCAGACAAAGGAAATGTTCGTCACTCAGGTTCTCTTCATGCCATCCGTGGGCTACTGCGCACTGGTAGGCTTTATCTCTCAATTTGTTTAAGTTCATAATGATTTTGATTTTAATAACTCATATATTTATCACTCTGTTATTTAGATTGATTCAACTTAGATTCGTGATATAATTAAGAAAGTTTTTTATAATAGACTGATTATCAATATTGTATAATGAGTGTCCTTTTTTATTTGAAAGCTGATTTGTAGTTTCGCAGAAGCAGAAGCCAATTTCGCTTTTCGGGTGAAGTGTACCATGTCGGTAGACTGATATAATCGGAGGCGAGATTAATTATGAATTTCAAAAATTTACTCATGAAAGCTTCTGTAAAGGTATTTTACTTTATGTATCAGGAACAACTTAACGGTTATCCAATAATTAAGCTATTGAAAGATTTGTACGACCTCATTTCATACTTGATTGAATAATAAGAATCCTATTTTCCAAAGATTCTTATTGATTTTAATTGGTTGAAAATAAAATACCCGATAACCGCCACAAAGCAGTTACCGGGTATTCACAAAGCACTGACAAGGGTTGTCAGTAAGTTATTTGGCATGGTTTTTGCTATTTCTTTAAAGTGATTTTTAATCTCATTTATTATGGAAATAGTTTATATTTTAAGAAGAATTGAAGACGAGGGACATTCCTATTTGTCTAATAAAACTTTTAATTTTGTAAAGCAAAAAAACAATATGGCGTCAACCCTTAAGGTTTCCGATGTGATGGAATTTAAATCAGAACAAGATGCTGAAAGCTATTTAGCATCACGCAGTAATCTACGTGGATTAATTGAAGTAGTCAAAGTTATTAAACGCTAACATTTTTCAGGTCATCTTCCCTTAATGAGATGACCTGAAACTCCCAAAAACTAAGTTTCCCTTTCACATTCATAATCGGCTTATCAAACAGAACCGCGTCTTTCAACACCCAGTTCCAGCAACCTTGCTCTGCCCATACTGAAGGATGGTTTTGTACGCAATCGGATATAACCACGCTGCCGATGATAGCACCACGAGGTAACTTGTTGCAGTCTACACCTGCTAATTCTGAAGGATGAACTAGAATTTGTACTCTTTGCTCACTGTTCATTATCCAACCTACTCCCTTACTGTTGCTTGCATGAATAAGCACCCTTTGGCCGATGTATTTCTGAGGACACTTCCAAGTCCGGTTCTCGATGTCTTTGATACCGTGAGCGATTAAGCTTGCCCACGGTTGTTTGATGGATATTGCTTTCATACTTTTGCTTTTTATAATAATACTATTTATATTTGCGCCAGCATCTGTGACTGAAAATGGCAAGGTTTTAATATTCAGGTTCGAGTCCTGTCAGATGTTAGGTAATATTGCCGCAAAATCTTAAAAAAGAATCTAATATGATGGCATACACTTTTATAAATGTTATCTTACCCTTACTTTTAGGTATTTTATCCTCATGGATATATGATTCTATCAAAGAAAAGCGTTATCAAAATGCAATATTACTGATTATTGTAGGGGACTGCGAATTGCAGTCCTCTTTTTTATACTCATAAATCAGGTATTAAGTCTTTAATGTATACCCATCTTAAAAGACCCATGTCTTTAACATAATCATCCCATACAAAAGGTTCATCTTCGGAAGGGTATATACCATCGACATGATAAGCATGTACAACGTTTTCATAAAGGAAATATTTGTCATATTTAGGTTCTTCTTTTGCATCATGCCATACGCCTTTAACACGCCATTTAGCGCCTTCCATGAAATCGGCCATACAGACCTGTTCATAACCAGCTCTCCAAAGTGGACGACAAGCTTCTTTGACATATTCTTCTGCCGCCTTTTTAATGTCATCTTTTGTCATAATTTTTTAGTATAAATCCTTATAATCATTCATACTACCCCAATAACCATATATTTCTTCATCACTCTCACCATTAAGCCGAGCTCTTTCTATTTCTTTATTCATGCTATGTGAAAGACCAGTCAAATCTCCTGAAAGACTTTCGAATGACGAACATTCTTTCGTACTATTTCTACGTATTCTGTGTGTAATGTATTTTTCAATGGTGTTGAATATTGGATTATCCTTTTCAGACATTCTTAAAGATATATATCCATAATTGAATGTAAATGGAGTATTTAACTTTTCATATGACTCTCTGTCTTTTATATGCTTATACATCATTTCAACCGGAAAAGTCATTGGCAAGCGTTCCTTCTTAATCATTATGGCTATCGCGTCATATAAATCCTGTTCTTCATCTGTCAACTTAAACCATTCTATATTTTCAAAACACCACATAATATAACCTATATGGGTAAGTATGATATATTTTATATCTTCCCCTTTATATTTTCCAAAAGTCATTTGTCTATCTTTTGTCATACGCTCAATATCTACTTAATAGTTCATAGAATTTTCGTTTCTTCTCAATGTATTTCAATCCGTTGCGTCTTAGTCCTCTCTTAGTCTTTGCTACTATCATGCAATCACTTCCAACTCCTATGTATATGCAATCTATGTGATGTGCATGATTTTGCTTCATTGCTGTTTTTATAGCTAAGTCACAATATCGGTAACTATCATTCTGTACACCTTCATAACCTTTGCTCATTATGAAGTGTCCGATTTCGTTTGCTTCTTCCTCTGAATAAGCAATGGTAAATATTTTCTTCATATACTTCTCCTTTCCACCTATCCCAGCAGCCACCACATGACTGCCAGGAACAAGTAATACAATTTCGTTTTCATTTATTATTTCTCCTTTTTTCTACAAGTTGTTCAAGCCTCTTTTCGCACTCTGCACACTCGAGTTTCTTGCGCTCCAGTTTCTCTCTAAACTTAACCAGCTCCTCATCCGTGCTCTCATCAAAGAACATGTTGTTCTGGCGGTTGTACCCGATGTATTCATTCATCCTGCGTTCTGCTTTCGTTATCTGGGCTTTGGCCGAAATCAGTTTAGATAGGCAGGAACTCACCTCAAGCGACTCTCCTGAACGCATGTCATAGAAGTACAGGCTTGTAGATACAATCTGTTTGGGGTATTGGCACTGTAATTTCGCCATCCTCCATCTGATTACCCATTGGTACCGGAAATATATCTCACGGGGAAGATTGTAGTGATATAAGCTTACTTGTTTTTCTGCATATCCGTAGTAAATAGTTACTTCAACCCATTGCTCAATCTTCAGTTCCCTTTCAACTTTGGCCAAATCCTTATCCGTCTGGAACCAGTCATCCATACTTTCCTGCTTTCCCATATCATTCAAATTTCAATTCAAGTTGTGAGTAAGGTTCTTTATACTCAGGATTTGAAAAAAGGAAAGCATTTCTAAGCGCCTCTGAGATTCTTTCACTCATGTCCTTAGAAACATTGTTCTTGTCAGCTTCTCTGTTAATCAGCAAGCATCTTTCAAGGCTACCATTGATAGGTTTCTCGTCAATGAACAGGCTGTACTCAGTAAATATCCGGTTCTGACGTTTCCCATCAGCCATTTCTTCATCCGTCTGGTACCTTTCAATCACGGTGTCTTGAACCGTTCTCAGACATCTTTGCCCACGGTCACTTCTGCAACCCTGTGCATCATTCTCGAACATGACAGATATTGCACGTTTCTTGCGAATCTTACCTATCTTTGCCCATCCATAATACACTTTTAACTTTCCCATCTCACTTATTAATTACTATTGCTATAGTTTTAGTTCCAGTTCCGCTTTCCTTGAAAGTGCCTTCTTCAATCTCGAATTTCTTCCCTCCATTATCCTCCAGCCATTGTCTAAAATCCTTACACTCAGATTCACTTCCAAATTCCCAGTGAGGACCAGTTATTGCAGCCAGGACACCGCCGGGATTTAAACACTCATACATACGCCTTACATGCCGAATGTCCTGATTTTTACTGAATGGTGGATTTGCTATAATCTTATCATACTGTGCAACATCACACTTCGTGAAGTCATCTCCAAGAATACATATATTATCCTTTTTCGATAGAATCTCCTTATTCTCCGGCATAAGTTCATAGCAATCTACAATTACGTCCGGACAGCTTCGATGAATCGCATCTATGATAGCACCAGTACCAGCACTGGGTTCCAGAATCTTTTCATCTTCATGCACGCCACCGGCCAACATAACAAGCCAGTCGGCTACTTCTGGAGGTGTTGCAAAAAACTGGAAGTCCTGCTGAAGGTTACACCTCTTACCCTTGTGTAGTATTGAGAAAACTCTCTCAGCATTAAATGGAAATGTAAATCCCTGTACCTTACCGCCCATCCAACTACCTCCGGCTTCTTCAATCCATTTCTTTGCTTCAGCATAGGACTTCTTATTAAATTGTACTTGAGGAAGTTTTAAAATATTGTCCTCAAGCGTGCAGTGCATGAGGATTTCCTCCACACTCCATTTACTTCCCGAATCATCTTTATTGCGCTTGTTGTTCTGCTCCAGTTCGTCACACCCCAACAGACGGTTCAACGACTTCTGCACTTTCACATTTATTTCTGCCATCCTTGACATCCATTGCAGGATTGCAGTCATAAACTCCAAATCCACATGTCCGGTCTCATCGTAAATGTTTTCCCGGTCTATCAATTCCGGAAGGTTATCCATGAACATGAAGCTACCATACAACGCTTCTATTAAATTCTTTTTTCTGTTCGTCATAACTTTTCTGTAAATAAATTCTTGTCGTATCAATACTTCCGTGTCCCAACAGGTCTGCCAACTGTACCACGTCATTGTTCTTTTTCAGATACATTTTTGCGAAGAAATGCCGGAAAGCATGAGGATGCATCTTGCTTCTATCTATTCCGCACTTATCGCCCCAGTCTTTCATTGACTGGCACAAGCTCCTCTGTGTCAGCCTTCCGCACTTACCAACTGCTACATATCCTGTCTTGTGACTCTCTTTTACGTATGCTTTTACTTCTGCCTGTAACTGCCTGCTGAAAAAGAACCTCCGGTACTTGTTGCCCTTTCCCTTTAGAGTGACTTCACCGGAAAGGATGTCCTCCCATTTGAATTGGAAGAACTCGCTTACCCTCGCCCCGGTTGTAGCCAGTATCTTGATGAAGAAGTACCTGTCCCTGTTAGGACAAGTTTTCAAATACTCAAGCAGCCTGTTGTATTCGGCTTCTGTCGGAACATTCTCCGTATTCAACTCCTTTTTGAACTTTGGTCGCTTCAACTCTATCGGCTTCTTCATCCATTTGCTGAAACGTTCAAGTGCGGTAATACGTAGGCGTATTGTTCTGGGAGACAATCCCTCATCCTCCAGCATCCGTACAAAACGCTTGTAATTGTCAACTGATACCTCGTTGGCGTATTCGAAATATTTCTTAATTGAAAATGAATATATTTCAATAGTGTGTGGAGAGTAATCTTCATCCTGCGTAAGGTAATACACAAATTCATTCATCAGTTTCATGTTCTTTTCTGAAACATCGCTTAGCTTCTCCAGAGGTTTAACATATTTCTCTTTTCGTGTGCGTGAATATCCAATACCAAGATAATTAAGGAACCCACATAGAGCATCTTTAATGTATGGCTTATCAGATAATTCAACGGCATTCTCTCTGATATAAGCCTTGTATCCTTTACGGTTTACCTGATAATCACTTTCAAGGAATAACTTTACAGCTTTAATGGTTTTACCAATAACCTCATAGCTTTTATCGGTACTATACAAGTGGGATACGTATTCTATAAATATTTTTTTATTTACGTCTTCCATATCAGTTCCATCTTTGAGGTCGATTGTTGATTCTCTCCAAGTAAGCGGCTATCTTCTTCTCCGCATCCTCACCGTTGCGGACGAAAATTCGCGTCCGTGTCTTGTCGCCTGGGATAGCCACATACTTTCCATGTTTCTCCAGTTCCCGATGCTGGGCGATTTTCAGTTCAGTTCCAGAAGGGTTCTTCTCCAAATCCACTTTATGTGGAAGTATTGGGTCATTTTCCGTTATCATTTTGCAAGATATTTGTTGATTATGTTACTCACTACAAGTCCGGCTTCATCACACATCCCGGCAAAGTTGTCAGACAATGAAGCGTTTTTCTCTTCATCGGGTATTCGTACTATGCTTCTCAGTTCTTTCAGTACGCGTTTCACCTGAAAAACTACCTGAGCATCTATTCCGTTTGATTCAAGTTCAGACTGGAACTCCAGTGCCGCACCCTCAAGTAAGTCTGAATAGATGAACAGCTTGTGCATCTTGCGAAGCATTTCTACCTTGAACTCCGGGGTATAGTCCTGAAGAAGTTCTCCCAAGGAATGCGGTTCCACCTCTCTTTCAAGGGAGTCAATCTTGTTCTTGATTTTCTGTGCTTTGGCAAAGTTCATGGATGAAATCAAGGCGATATACTTCTTTCTCAGTTCATTGAGCTTTCTTTCTGATTCTTGTCTTGTCATTTCTCTACTTTTCTGATGATTAAATACTTTGGCTCACCCTTGCGGAGATTGCTTAATGTCTCTTCGTCAACCTCTGCTTCTGTGAGTCCGTTCACGTTCATGTATTGTGGAAGACGGTATTTCTCACGTAACCTCCTGATCAGGTTCCAGTCACGAGTTACCCAGTTAATTGTGATTTTCATATCATTTTCTCAGGCTTTCACCGCTGAAGAGGACGGTTTTCGTTATCGCCCTCAGCCGGTCAATGGTTCTTTCCCCATATTTCTCTCTCAGCTCGTCTATCGTTAGGTTGGTGGTCAGGATAAGAAGCTTTCCTTTCTTCTCTGCTTCGTCTGCCAGTTCAGCGAATGCAAGCCTTTTTTCGCCGTATTTGACGCTAAGATTCTCTGTCCCTATATCGTCAACGTAGATGATGTGTTTTTGCTTCACGGCGTCCAAATCAGCGTTCATCTGCTGTGCATCGTAGCAGCTTACCACCTTGCGGCAGTAATGGTTAAGAACCAAAGGAAGAATCTTTCCGCAGATAAGGGTCTTTCCGCGTCCGCAGTTGCCGAAACACAGAAGTCCGCGACCTTCATTGCCGGCCAGCCAGCCTGCCACTTCTTCGTACTCAGGAAGCCATCTGGCATTTTCTCCAGTGAAGTACCTGATACCGGCCCAGAGAACTCTTTTGGCATCCGGAACGGTTATCTTTACGACGTTAGGAATAGGGGAGAAACCCGTATCTTTGAGCCGTTCGATTGTCTGTTGAAAATTTATCTGTTCCATGTTTACCAGCCTTTCTTGTATTTTCCCGGTGAATTATCCTTCAGAACTATGCCTACATCTGTTTTTGAAGGCACTTTCTCACGACTGGCCCAGGTCGCCAGCCGTCTTGGAAGCTCCCAGGTCTTTTCCAGTTCATAGCGCATCTTGGTTTCTGACTTGTTAAGCTCGCTCCAGTAATCGAAGAAAGCCCGAATCATTTCTTTCGGGTACTGACTGACATAAGGGACTAACGACTGGTAGAAGGATTCTTTCCTAGAGAGAGTAGCGGCTTTAGCCGCGTCTTTCTTTGCTACTACGTTAGTAGTAGTTTCTTTAATAATATTCTTCTCCTTTATTTGCTTTGTGTCACCCGTGTGTCGCTTTTCTGGCTCTTTGGCAGGGTGTGTCACCTGCTGTGTCGCCACTTGTGTCATTAGCTGTGTCACTTGCATCCGTAAATTATTGATTTCCTGAATGATATTTATGTCACTCATTGTGTCATTGCTTGTGTCACTTACTGTGTCAGACTCTGAGCCATTATACTCATTGTACTTTACCAAGGTTATTACATTCATTCCTTGTTCTTTGGAAAGAGTTATCATGTTCTCTCTTCTCAGAAAGGCAAGAAACGTCCGTACTTTCCTCTCAGACCATTTCCAACGCTTTGATAAGAATCTTATGGATGCAGGATATTGTCCTCTTGTATAAGAGACTTCTCGACCTCCGATACTCTCCATACGGGGCGTTGCCTCAAATCGTGCTGACTGAATCAAGTCAAGCCACGCTTCGCAACTGCTAAAAGTCCGGGCTTCATTCCACATATCATTCGAGAAGAACTTGCGGCTTAGTTTTATATATCCTTCCATAATCTTAGAATCTTACGTTAGTCAACTGTCTGCTATTGGAGTACACGGCCCATTTACCGTTTCCGCTATCCACCAGGCGTAAATCCTTGACTTCGCCAAATCGTTTCAGATTCCCGCAAAGGTCAACGATCCAGCCAGCCTCCTTGTTAGGATGCGGACGGATGGCACGACCGACTATCTGATACCAAAGAGCCAGTGACATTGTCGGACGGGCCATGACAATCGTATCCAGTTCAGGATAGTCAAATCCGGTAGTAAGTACACCTACGTTGGCCACAATGGGTATCTCTCCGGCCTTGAACGCTTCAAGGATATGTTCGCGTTCTTTTTTCGGTGTTTCTCCTGAAACGATGGCTGTTCCGGGAATGGACCAGGTGAGACGTTCTGCTTCTTTCAAGAAACGGGTGAAAACCAATATACCTTTTCGTTTTACACCGCTCTTGGGATTCATAAGCCTTTGGACGATGCTCACCAGAAACCCGTAGAAGTCGATACGCTCATACTCTTTCACTACAGACTTGTCCGTGTAGTCGGCTCCGGTAGTGTTCACCTTCAGGTTAAGTTCGTTCCATCCCAAAGGATTCATCGGATAATAGTTCAGCTTCGAAAGATACCCCATATCCAATAGAGTAGAGATTTGAACCTGATAGATTACCTCAGAGAACACGCACGGGCGTGTGCGTGTGATGAACTTCAACATACTGCCGAAATCCCTGCTTGATGAAAGCCGGTAAGGCGTAGCCGTCAATCCAAGAACTTTACATTTCAGCATCGAAAGAAATCTCTTGTACATTCCGTCTTTCGGGTTAACCAGATGGCACTCGTCGATGATGATATTCTGAAAATGCTGGAAGAGTTCCGGATGGTTGACTACGCTTCCGATAGTGGCGAAAGTTATTCTTGAAATCTCCTTTCGTCCGAATGAGGCAGAGTAGATGGAACAATCCAGAACACCATACGAACAGAGCTTCAGATAGTTCTGTTCGAGTATCTCCTTACTTGGCTGGAATACCAGCGTGTGCCCTTCAAGGCGGCTGGCGATGTCGGCTATCACAAGACTCTTGCCGGCTCCGGTAGGCAGTACCATGATGGCATTGTTCTTCTTGGCCCTGTTAGCAAAGAAGCTGACCGCTGCATTACTGGCCTTCTGCTGGTAATCCCGTAAAACATAACTCATAATCCTTTCTCCTTACTCAGTTTGTCTCCCAAAGCCTTGTAATACTTGGTGAGTTCTATTAATTCAAAATCAGTCCATTTCTTCGCCTGGCTTGCTCTCCATGCCAGCTTGTCGAATCGTAGCTGGCCGATTTTAGCTTTCAGGTTCTTTTCATATTGTATCAGATGGTCGGCACTGAATCGGTTGCACGCCCGGCACTCGGCATGGGCGTTATCCTCGTCAAAGCGTGTGGCCATGTGGCGGCGCGAATGGAAGTGTCCGCAATCTGCCTGTTCGTATGGCTTTATCTGGCCGCATGAGATACAGCGGAAATACCCGTTCGGCATACAATCACGAAGCCGGATATAGCGGCTGAAAACTTTGTCGAGTTTGGCCACTAAATCCGGCTTCTTCTTAATCTTGATACCTGCCTTGTCAAATAACGGCAAAGGCTTTTCTTTCTTCTTTTTAGGTTTCTTGATGTAATACGGCATAATACATAATTTTAGTTTGTGATACCGGCAGGATTCGAACCTGCAAGGACTTACAAAGGCTTTAACATGGCCACTCTCAACCTTATGCCATCTCATTTTGAGACGCGTCTACCAGTTCCGCCACGGTACCAGATGCCCGTCTTTCCGGGCTGTCAATTATACTTCGATGATTACGATGTCAGGTGCAACACCTTTGATTGCTTCAATTTGTTCGTCAATCACCTTATTCTTGTATTCTTCAATGGCCTCATTCGCACCGGCAGAAACCAAAGAAAGGGAAACTTCCCGCCCATCCACATCGGCGTAGATTTCAACTTCGATTTCTTCACAGGCAAAACCTTTGAAAAGAGGGATATTCAGTTTGAACGATTTTGGCAGATTGGAATCAACCACTTGAGAATAGTTATCCGTCTTGTTCCCGTTTTCCTCTTTGCTACGTTCTATATCCTGATTCACTTTCGCCTTGAAGTTCTTCAAAGTGGAAACCAGCATCATGTTCTCAGACTTATCCTTGAAGAAGGCACGGTGCATCTTGAAGAACTGGGACAATTTGATAGGTTCCCATTTCCTTTCCGCATTGATACCGAACTCCTGCATTTCCTTTGAAGCCTGTAAAACTCCACTAATTACTGTCTGGTAATAATTGGTTTCATCAATAGTCAAAGCCAGACACATCTTATCACGGTTCACAATGATATTGGCCGATTTCTGATTAATCAGTTCGACACGCTTTTCCAGCCATCTGAAGGGTGCTTCTATCGTTCCATTGATAACTACTCTCTCCGGTTCTTTCGGGTCAAGGGCTACGGATGCTTTACCTTCTCTCAATACTACTTCGATGGGGGTACCATTGTACTCTTTCGGTACTACCAAATTGATTTTGTTTTCACTCATGATTCTGTTCCAGTTTTACGGTTAATACTAAATACTGTCTTCTGCATTTCTTGTGGCATGATTGGGCGGCTATAAACCAGTTCACCTAACTTGTTGTAGAATCCTACCATCTTTTCTTTATGGTATAGGAATTTTGCACATTCTTCATTCTCGACGAACTCCGAACCTCTTTTGATGTGGTCCAAAAGTTCCTGTTTTTCTTCATTCAAAGGCTTTAGGCGTTCTTTGAAACTCTCCATAGCCTCTTTCTTCTCCATCTCGACATCGTTGATGGTGATTGATACCTCGGCCAAAGTCTCTTTCTTCTGAGCCAGTTCTTCAGGGGTGAATCGGTGAGTATATCCGATTTTCTCTACCGCATCGGCGTTGTCCTGAAGGAACTGCCATCGTTCCTGTTCAGGGATGTCTTGTCCTAAAAATTTGTCCATAATTATTCTTTTTGATTATTGTAAAATCCATTCATGAACATATTTATTTCATTCTGTAATCTATTCATTAAATCTCGAATCATTTTACCTTTAGTAAATTCATTGTACTCTTTGAACTTCATAGAAGGGAAAACAATAGTAAAGTGAAACTGCGCCCCCTTCTCTCCATAACTGCTTAAATCTTTACATACATCATTCTTGTTTTTCCCGTATTCTATTCTTGCTTCTTCAACCTCTTCAAGAGCTTTTTCATCAACTTTATATTCTTTCCATGTTTGCATGTCGCATATTGCTGTCGCTAATTTGTCTACGAAGAATGGAACTGCTTCTGTTTTTAATCTGTATTTTTTCATATAAATTCTTTATTACGCTCGATTTCTTGTTGTGCAAAAATTAGCATCTGTTGTTCGTTGGCCGAAGGCAGATAAATTCCGGCCACAGATGCGCTCCAGTTACGAAAGCGGTCAATGCTCAAAGTCATCTCACCTGTTGTCAGTTCTGCAGAACTTCGCAGATAGGTTACTTCCTTTCCTTTCTTGTTGACCGTCTTTCTCTCAAACAAATCACGGTTGCAAATCCTTTTATAGAAGTCTATCTTTGCTTCGTCAAGGCTGCAACCGTACTCACTACCGAAATACCCTAAAAGCAGATGCAAATAGCTGTTCTGGGATAGCGTGCGGTTAGGAAGCTTCTTTCTCACTTCCACAACTGCATGCTCCTGGAACAGTTTGTTTACATAAGCCTTGAACTTGGGTATATCGTATTCATTCTTCAGATTGAATATGCTCATAGGCTAGAACGGTAAGTCGTCTTTGGGATTTCCGTTCGCATCTACATCAGGTGGAAATGCCTGTGCCATGGGTGGCGTTTGTGACGGTGCCGGTTGCTGTGCTGGCACGGATGCTGGCTGGTGCATTGGCTGACGGCCTTCCAGTTTATAGCAGCGGATGGACACCATGCGTTTTAGTTGTCCGTCCTGATTTGTCCATTCCCGACCTTGCAGGGCAAAGGAAACCGTTATTACATCACTGGTTCTGAACTGGTCAAGTTCGGCACATTTGTCACCACTTACTTCAAGTGGCAGGACGTTCTCGTACTGGCTTCGTTCACCTGTATAGGGGTCATAGGTTGTGGCATCAAGAATAAATTCACGTTTCACAAACGGGTTGCCACCGCTTTTGGATGGGATTTCTTGGGGCTGGCCAATATAGACCAGCCGTCCAGTTATTTGATTAGGCATCTTCTGCAAAAATTTTCTTATCGGTTATCAAATCTCTGTTGTCATTCAAGAACCGGATAAAGTCCTCACAATGATTTATAAGGATAGGTATATCCCGTGCCGGTACGAAAGTGTAGCTTTCAGTATAGGTTGATTTGAAGTCCGTAACATTATACTCAAATGACCTTACATCACTTCCGTTCTGCATCAGACAGTATGGATAAACCATGTGCTGCCAGTGGTCTTTGAACTTACCTACATAGTAACTTCCGGTAGTTTTTATGTCATGTACTGACATCGGCATCAGTTCATCTATATAACCATATAGAAGAACTCCTCCGAAGCATGTTGGCAAAACTGCTTTAACCCGTTGCTGGGTCAAGGCCCCTTTGTAATAGTCTGCAAACTCACGGCAGATTGAGATAGGGAAATCGAACTGACGGTATTTATAGGTGGCTCTCAGCCCGACCAATGTCTGTTTGCCATCCTGCATGTCTGACAATAGTCTTTCCACCTGTACCTTGTCTGATTTCCTGTTTTCAACCATACAGTCGACTACCTCATTGAAAGCCGTTCCCTTGTCGGCCGCTTCACTATCGAACGGGACACGGTTTATAGTGTCAATCAGGCTCTGAAACTGCTGCTGTCTGAACTCTTCGGGGGTATGTGGGGGATTCTCACTGAATCCCCAATACCTTTCCCAGATGGCATCACTTTTCAGATAGCTTGTAAAGGCATCCAAAAGTGTAGCATAGAACTTGAATTTAGGCTGCTTTGTCTGCATAAGTCTTTGTCTCTTTATCGAATACCAGCCCGAGAGCTTTTACTTTTGCTGAAAACAGATTTCTGGCCATATTCAAGGAACTGCCTACATGCTCAAACTCATTAATTCTTGACGCAAACTCATTTGCAGAACTGGCATCAGTAATAAGTTCGATGTTCTCTTTGATTTCAGCTATGACCTTATCATACCTTGCAGCTTCTTCTTTCTTTACCTGCAACATGCTCAGGTAGGGCATGATTACCTTTGCAGTGATAAAGTCATTCTTGGCTGTGGGATTTCCATTCTTGTCAAGAATTGTAGGCACTTGCATTAGTCCCGGCAAATTGCAGGTGTTTTTCCCGTCATTTCTTGATGTGGGGTCAAATGTGATTGTACGCTTCTGCACACCGTTCTCATTGCGCATTTCCAGATAGCCCAGCAAATCAAGTTCCGTAACAATAGAGTTGTACGATTTTTCTCTTAAAGCAGGTATGAACACGGTGTCGTCACCTTCTTTCCGAGTGTCACGGTGGGCCACAAACACTACGTTCTTGTTAAGTGATGAAAGGGTTCGTGTCATCCATGAGAACTCAGCGTTGATACCTCCCCAATCCTTGATTTGCGGCTGTCGTGTACCGCATTTGTAAGAAATGATGAAATCCATCATCTTTCCGATGGTGTCCACAACTATTGTCTGATAGGCCGAAAGGTCTTCCTGCAACACCTGTTGTACATCCTGCCATGAACTTACCTGTACGATGTCTATACCGTCCAGATGTGCCATATTTACACGTTTCACGCCATTGTCAAAGTCGAGCAGCAACGGTTTCGGTGCGCTCAATGCTACTGTTGTCTTACCCATACCTGCCTGACCGTAAATCATCATCTTAACGGTGGAAGGAACTACTAATTCATTGGATTTCTTAATCAAACTCATAACGCAATAGTTTTAAAGTAATATATTAATACATCAATTTTGCATGTTTTATCACGTCCCAGGCATTACAAGCCCATCTGCTGTGTGGCACGCCTTCTTTGGTCTTGTATCTTATCCTTCCGGATTCGCACAATTCTTTCAGCCTTTTGAGACCGCCTACTATCGAAGCTGCTTCGTATTTCCCGAAGGACTTGTTGTTTAAGACGATTTTCAATACATCCTCGTTTATCATAAGCATTTTATTTTAAGCAGATAATTGCCGAGAAACCCGGATACTCTGTTGCTGATACCCGGTATTTCACGTCCATTTTGTTTTTAAGAGTCCCGATCAAGCGGAGGTCACGATTGCGGCGTGATGCTTCCAGCTTTATTCCGGTATGCCGTTTCTTGTCATAGGGAACCTTGTAGATGTCCCCTTTCTTCATTTCGTCAAAAAGACGTACTGTCTGGTAGTTTTCGTCTACTGTAATTTCTCTAACCATAGTTTAAGTATTTGATTGTTTGCTGGCAGAACGGGACTTGAACCCGTGACTTCCATGCTAACCCTTACATGGTGTTCTACCGCCTGAACTATCTGCCAATAAAAATGCCGGACTTTCATAGCCCGGCATCTACCCATTTTCTATAACCCATAAAAACTAATCGACTAGTGCAACCAGCGATTTGACCATGTTCTTGAAGTTGTCAAACTTCGATTCAATCTTTTTCTCTTCTTCCATGTAATACAGCATTGATTTTCTGTATTCTTCGGATTCGCGTTGCAGATTCTGTGTGTATGCCACGAGTTCATCATGCGTCATACCCTGTAATTCCTCATTTGTTTTCATGTCTATTCTTTTTAATGTTCTTGATTTCCGTATCTATCTCCTTGTCGAACAGCTCCCGTCTGTCCAGTTCCCTTGAGCGTGCCGCCAGAATGGCGTTGATGTCCGCAAATTCATCACAGATGCTTTTTATTGTTTCTTGCAGCTCGTTCATTGTCCAGTCTGTTTGCGATTGAAAAACCAGTGATTATAAACCCGACGAATCCTATCCAGTACATAGCAGATAGGTCTTGATTGAAGTGCATTACCAGAACGGACAATGCACAGAGAAAAAGTAGTATTTTCATAACCGTGTGTATTAAATATCGTTCCCGTGGGCGTTCCGGTGGTTGCCTTACTGCTTATCAAAGGTCTGGTAAGCCACGGGTATATATAGTTCATGCTGGTGTCTAATCAGTGAAGATTGTCTTTGTAGCCGGCCTACGGCCACCTGCAATCGTATAAGTGTCTTTTTGTTATCTGTGTGATTCGTATGCTGCGTTTGCTTAGTGCAGCCCTTTACTCATACTCTTTTCACACAGCCGTTATCGCTACTCAGTCGTCCGTTTCACGTCAGGCTTAACGGTAAGCCTAAATTTCCATCATGTCAAAGAACCAATCAAGTAGAACCCTGCCCGATTCTCGCTATCGGTTGCCGTTCAGTCCGTCAGCAGGGTAGGTGAGTTACCAGCGTGTAACTGCCATGCCTTGTGATGACTGAAGGCTGATGTAGTCCATGCCATCATCTTCAGGCAGGTTGTATTCTTCAAGAAGGGCTTCGTATTTGTCCACCTCTTCAGTAAGTGCTTTGATGTATTCTTGCTTGCTGTCAGCATTGAAAGCCCTGCATAAAGTCTCTTCATCTGCGTTGTAGGCGAAGTTCAAGTCTTTGTACAGCCCGTCAAGTTCTTCTTCGATTTCGTGGCGTGTCATAGTCATGCGATGTTTAAAAGGTTAGCTTTCTTGAAGCATCTGTATTCTTGTCTCTCAGTATCGAAGTACACCTGAACAGTGTCATTCTTCTTTCTGCTTTCACCTGATGTGGCTGGTATCAGATTTTCTTTCAGCGTGCCGTAGGCTTCACGAACAGAACCATCTACCTTTTTGAAGTAGAACTTTACTATTCTTTGCTTCATTGCAGCTCTCAGCTTCATGTTTGCCCAGGCGCATTTCATTGCATCACTCATAGAGAAACCGTTTCTCTTTACCAACTGCCATGCAAGGCTCATAATCTCGTGTAATACATTTCTTTTCATAATCGTGTGAGGGTTAGTTGTTTTTTACTATATTTGTTTCGTATCAAAGTTTCGATATGCAAATATAGTATCTAAAAAGAAACCAACAAAACAAATAGTTTCTTTTTGGATACCATAAAACATTATTTAACTGTTAAGAGCCTTAATACAGTATTATATGAAGAAGTATTATGAAGCAAAACTAAGATGTATAACTTGTGCAGGTGAAGATTTTGAATTTAATAAAGACCAATCTTATATAAAATGCAATACATGTGGACGCGAGTACTTAGGTGGTTATAATGAACTCCTTGAATACAATCAAGATGTTCAAGAAGATATTTTTCATCAAGTTCAAGAGGATGCAGAAAAGATTGTAAAAACAGAACTTAAAAAAGTATTCAAAGAAATAAACAAGGAAATCAAAATCAAATAATGGAAATATCTGATATTATATCATTAGTTAGCCTTTTTGTCTCCGTATTTGCAGGAATATATACTTGGAACACAAGGAGAAAGCTTAATAAACAGCAGCTTCAAATTAATGAATACACTTTACTGAAAAACAAAAAGGATGAGGAAGAAGAAAAAAAAGCAGAAATATGTGCCAACGCATTCAAAACTGGAAATAATGGATGGAGAATACGCGTATTCAATAATGGAAAAGGACTCGCTCGTAATATAAAGATTTACTCAGATGACATATTAGATGATGATTCTGGTATTCAATTAATGGTAAAACAAGCCTCTTATCCATTATTAAACAAAGGGGATCATTTCGATATAGTTATGATTTTATTTGAAGGACATAATCCAGCTCCAATCATTCGATTAGTATGGGATGACGAGTTTGGTCATGGAAGAGAAAGAACACAAGCATTAAATTTAGTCTTCTAGTAACTTCCTGATTTTTTTATTATTCTCATCAATTTTCTCATCCATTTTGTAATTCATATAGATTATTACAAGATTGATAACAATACTTAATGAGCTAATAATAAATGATATCATTATGTTACAAGTTACTCTCACAATAGGTACGGGCTATCTGGAGATGTATTTAAACCTCTTAGGAGGAATGTTTAACTAATTGTTTCTGTAACATCTCGTACTTGTTACAGTACAAAGATAGTATCCTTAAAGATACTATCAAATAAAATTGCAACTAATTATGGGAAATTCTGTAAAAGAACGGTTTTATGAAACCATGGAAGCTCTCAATCTAACTGACTACAGGGTTTACACGGATGTTGAGGGTATCACAAAAAACATGATGGTCAAATTGAGGAATGGTGAAACAAATGAAGTTTCTACAAAAATCTTAATGCCATTCCTTAGTAAATATTCTGATGTTGATGCTAATTATATCTTAACTGGCCGTGGAACACCTTTGCGACAGCAACCTGAAGTTACTCAAATATTTCACCCAAAGAGCATAGAAAAAGCTGAAGAAGATGGATTGATAACCCTTTATGATGTTGAAGCTGCTGCAAACTTGAAATCCCTCTTCGACAACAAAGACCAGAATATCCTTGGACAAATCAATATTCCAAATATCCCTAAATGCGATGGGGCTGTTTATGTCAAAGGAGACTCCATGTATCCATTACTTAAATCTGGTGACATCGTAGCATATAAGGAGGTACCTTTAGAAATGAGTCATATTTTCTTTGGAGAAATGTACCTTGTGTCAATAGATCTGGATGGAGATGAATACTTAACTGTAAAATACGTCCAGCATTCAGAAAAAGGTGAAGACTGGATAAAACTGGTAAGTTACAATCAAAACCACCAACCCAAAGATTTTCCATTATCTTCTGTGAGAGCTATGGCTTTGGTAAAATTGAGTATTAGAATGAACACAATGAAATAATATGGGACTTTATTTTAGGAAAAGGGTGAAGATTTTTCCTGGGGTGCATTTAAACATAAGCAAAACAGGGACAAGTTGGTCTGTAGGTCCGCGTGGAGCTTCAGTGAATGTGGGTAAGAAAGGAGTTTATGTGAATACCGGGATACCAGGAACTGGTATATATTCTCGGACTAAAATATCGGGAGGTAGTAGTAACTATGATAGAGATAAACATTATTCTTTTAAGCGTGAACAAGAAAATGAAGCAATTAATAGCAATCCGTTGAGGTTTATTTTGACATTTCTGTTTTTACTGGCTTCAGTAATGATTCCGTTACTTACAAGTGCTTCATGGGTTTGGTTTCCTATACTTGCCTTAATTGGTATTTGTTGTGCTTTTATTCCTGATAGTAAAACGGAAGCTAATAATTTAAACTATAATGCTGATAAAGTAGAACCTATCCATATAATCCCGGATAAAGTTATAAACATATCAGAAGAGAAATACGTATCTGAAAATACTTCTACTCTAAAAGAAAATGAGTCTCATAGAGAAGAAAATGTTTTAAAGGATTCCGTGATACATAAATTAGATCCATTATTTGAAGAATCGGCTCGTTTGGTCGTGAATCAGCAGCAAGGAAGTACTTCTCTTCTTCAGCGTAAACTTATAATAGGATATAATAGGGCAAGAAGGATAATGGGATTACTTGAGAAAGCTGGGATTGTTGGACCAGCAAATGGAGCAAACCTTCATGACGTGCTTTGTAAGGATGAAGTTGAGTTGGCTGAGAGGTTAGAAAACCTGAGTGATGACATGTTCCAAGAAACAACAAAAGATACTAATATAGAGGATAATTTTGATAAGAGTTCTCGGATTGTTAATATTGGAATTGATTTAGAAAAAGAAGGAATGATTGATGAAGCTATTAATGTGTATGAGAAATCAATCATTTACAGATTACCGCTTAAGCACCCATACGAGAGACTTGCTATCCTTTACAGAAAAAGAAAAGATTATGAGAATGAAATCCGAGTTATAAAAATTGCAATAGAAGTCTTCATGAAAGAAAATGAGAGAAGAGCCAATATGGTAATTGATGAGGATAATTCTATGTATAATCAAGTAATGCAAGCATTAGAGACCAACGAAAGTATTAAGTATGAAGATGGGAAATGGGCTTTCGTTCAATATGATGTCATGAGTTATATAACAAGACTAGAAAAGGCACAAACTTTACTTGATAAATCAAAAAACAAAAAGGAATGAGAAGAGTATTGACTTTGTTGATGGGATTGTTCTTTTTCTGCACATTTCATGCACAAGAAGTAGTAAGATATGTAACGGCAAACCTAAATTTAAGAGATTCTCCTGATGTAACATCTTCTATTATTACTCAGATTCCTAGAGGTACTGCAGTTCTAATTGATGAGGATTGTGATTGCAAATGGATTCCTGTTAGTTATAATGGGTATATTGGATATGTTTCAACGAAGTATCTTTCAAAAGAAAAAGTTTATTATTCTTCTGAAAATCATTCATCAGGACAAATAAGATATTATACTAATTCTAGAGGTGAGAGAGTTCAGTCTCCTACATATTATTCTTCTGCACCTCCTGGGGCAACTGCTTTATGCAGAGATGGAACATATAGTTTTAGTAAAAGCCGTAGAGGAACTTGCTCTCATCATGGTGGTGTTGCAAAATGGTTAAAATAGAGATTTATGATAGTAACAACAACAAATAGTATAGAAGGATATACAATAAGAAAATATCTTGGGGTAGTCAATGCGAATGTGGTAATAGGTACAAATCTGTTTTCCGATATTGCAGCCTCTTTGACAGATGTATTTGGCGGACGTTCTGGAAGCTACAAGAGTAAATTGACTACAATTTACGACGAAGTAATGAAGGAACTGACTGGAAAGGCTGAAAGTTATCATGCAGATGCAATCGTCGGTTTACATGTGGATTTTGACGAAGTTTCTGGCGGTGGCAAATCCATGTTTATGGTTTCCGCATCCGGGACTGCTATTACATTGGAGAAAACTACTCAAGACAGATACTTTCTGTATGACTTACTTGAAAAAATCTACGACTATAAAGAGAAAGGAATATTGACGGAGGAAGAGTTTGATTACGAAAAGAATCGAATTTTGAGTCAACACAGAAATCCTATCTCGGAAGAGTATAAAGGCATTTGCCAAGAGCAGAAGGAAAAGGAGAGAGAAGAGCTTTTGCGTGAGGAAAGAATAAACGAAGCAAAGGAGCTTTTAAAGAATCGTACTGGGTGCTCGATTGATGATATAGAAAAAATTGATGAATATCAGCTACAGGCTGTGTCCTATGATGATATTGATTTTGACCCCAATGATTCCATGCAGTATATAATCTCCAAGTTCATAAGATTAAACCGCGTTCCTGAAGCGTGTAAATTCTATATGGAAGAAACGGGCCTTGAGGATTTACAGTCTGCAATAGATTTTTGTCTCAATGTATATAAACAAATGTCCTCCGTTGATGAGGAGAAAGTTGCGGCTCTTATTCCCAAACTCAAGGTTTTAAAGAAGCGTGGATTTATAGAACAAGCAGTATCAGAATATCAAAAGATGACAATATCGGATAAGCAAACATCTGAAGCATTCATACTTTCTTTAGAGATTTGATAGGTATCCGACAACAGGATAGGGAAGGGCATTCAAGTAGAAAAAATGTTCTAATGAGTATCCTTATTCAGCTTAAATTAAATTATAAATAACTGATACACAGTGATTTTATATTATTCTTGGATAATCATTCGTAATGAGTAAGTCGCGGGTTCGAGTCCCGCTTTCGGCTCCGACTTAAAACCGCTTATTCCATGGTGAATTAAGCGGTTTTTCTGTTTTCTATACTCATATTAAACACCCAGTACTATATTGGCGTCAATATTCAATTTCTGGCTGATTTCGCGGGCTACTTTCAAGGTCGGTTCACATTTACCGGAAATATAATCACTCAAGCGTGAAGGACTGACTCCGATTAATTTTGCTAAAGATTTCTGATTAAGTCCCATCTCATACATACGAAGTTTGAGGACATCAACCAGCGTTGGTTCTCCCAGTGCGAAATGCTCCTCAGAATAATCTGCAACGAGATTAGAAAGTAATTCTAACTCTATACTGTGAGGATTATCCAGAGGGGTTTCATCTGTGACCAGTGGAAGTAATTCCTCAACTCTTTTTACTGCCCAATCGTATTGAGCTTTTGTTTCTATCTTTGTCAT